ATGGTGGGTGATGTAGGGCTCGAACCTACGACCCGCTGATTAAGAGTAATCGACTTCACCCGAGAAGGCCCACGAACGCGGTATAGTGGTTTCCAATAATATATATTGACGCTCCGACGCGAACCGTGAACAGAACGGGAATTGGAAACCGCGTCTGCCGGTGCTATTCGCCGGCCGGATCGGGGTCTTCTTCATACGCCAGCGCCTGCATCCGTGCCAGCTCCTCGACAGCCTTATAGACTGCCCTCGGCTCCCATCCGGCCTCTATCGCCTTGGCGACAAAATCCGCTAGAGGAAGGTCAAGCGCCTCCTGGCATTCCAGCACGTAATCATCGTTATTTGCGGCGTGACGGGGTTCGGCAATGTCCATCTGGTTCTCCTTTGCCTAGAGAACGCGCCTGCAAGCCAGCAGTTCATCCGAGGCCGCTGAAGGCCTGAAGCCCCTGCATGTCCTCAACCTGCCTTTGCCTCTCATCGTAGATGTTTAGAGTCCGGTCTACGATCTCGTTCACCTGAGCGATATCCAGGTCCCGCAGCTCGTGGAAAGCCAGCAACATCTCAAAGAGCGTGTCGTGGTCCAGCTCGGCCTGCTTTGCCTCATAGTCGCGCAACAGCCTGTAGCCCGGTGGGACCGGTAGGGAATTGGCTCCGTCTGTTACAACTGGTTGGCCTTCTTTAACCTCAACTCGTGTTTCCATGGCCTGCTACTCCAAACACTGCAGATCATCATCAGGGCGCAGGAACGAATCGTCCGTCGCGCTGTTGACTCCAACGTGTTTCGCGTAAGGACGTTGCCATGAAAAAGGTCTCTCTCCGCTCTTTCCCCTCGGTGCAACTCGCCGTTCACGGCTTGGGGCAATACCGCGTCATCAACACGGTTGAGGAGGCGGCGGAAACGCTGCTGGATCGATGGCCGGAGGATGAATACGGCCAAGCGTTTGAGCAGGCGCTAGAGACGTGCGTGAAGGCCATGAACGACCAGGCGGCACCAGAGGCCGTTCGCGCCGCTTTGATCAAGGCGGCTGAAGAGGCTGAGATCGGCGTTCGCGATTAAAGCGCAGGTGAGTTACAGAAAGACCCAGGCAGCCACGGTACAGGTTGCGATGATCGCTAGTCCAGCGGCACCGACGATAGCCAGGAAGCTCATCGTGTCGTCGGAAAGCAATTTCTTCAGTGCCTGCTCGTCTGCTGGATGCATTTCTCGCTGCGGCCACTCGATTTGATGTTTCGTGATGTCGTCCATAAGATCCTCCACCGGCACAGAAGCACCGATGCGAGCACATAGTCAGCATGAGGGATTAACCGGCGAAGCCTCGTACAGAACCGCAGGAACCCGTCACGCTGACTCTGTACTGATGCTCGATCCGCCAAGGTGAGCGAGACGGAAGCTAGCTGCTTCGCCTCCAGAGCACAATGCTTTAAGCTGAAACTATTTTGAGCCGCGTCTGACAACAAAATTAGAATGCAATGCGAACCAGAAAAGGTTCCTGCACAGGATATCCACAGGCCGTGCACAGGCTTTTCAACAACCTTCGGAGTCCTACATCCGGCGCATGACAGAAGAGATCAAGCTGAAGTACCGCTGGCGCAAGACGTGGCCCGACGCCGAAGACGACTTCACCGGCATGGACGGCGAGGAGATCATCGGTCGCTTCTACAAGCATCGCGCCGCTGAGGGCATGCGCTGGTACTGGCATATGCAGTGGGGAGGAGACAGGCGGGATCGGGTGCAATTGTCCGGCCTGTGCAAGGAACCGCGGGAGGCGGCCCGTGAGATCGAAACGAATTATGAAAAGCTGCGGGCGATCTATGAGGCGGAGGCGGATGGAGACCCGCCCCCGCTTGACGGCTGATCAGACGAAGAACTGGCCGCCATTGGCGGAGAGCGTCGAGCCGGTAATGAAGCCGGCATCGTCCGACGCGAGGAAGAGCACGCAGCGGGCGATCTCTTCCGGCTCCCCGAGACGACCGACCGGGATCTGCGGAATGATGCGCTCGTTCAGCACCTTTTCTGGAATTGCTCGGACCATCTCCGTGCCGATATATCCAGGGCAGATGGCGTTGACCGTGATGCCTTTGGCTGCGCCTTCCTGTGCCAGCGCCTTGGTGAAGCCCAGATCGCCGGCCTTGGCCGCCGAGTAATTGGCCTGCCCCATCTGCCCCTTCTGGCCATTGATCGAGGAGATGTTGATGACACGGCCAAAGCCACGATCACGCATGCCGGACCAAAGGGGGTGGGTCATGTTGAAGAGGCCCGTGAGGTTGGTGCCGATCACTTCGTTCCACTGATCCGGTGTCATCTTGTGGAACATGGCGTCCCGCGTGATGCCTGCATTGTTCACGAGGATTTCGATCGCGCCGAGATCCCCCTCTACCCTCGCTATCCCCTCGGCGCAGGCCGCATAGCTGGAGACGTCCCATTTGTAGACGGGAATTCCGGTCTCTGCCTCGAACGCCTTGGCCTTCTCCCCGTCGAACGCATAGTTGGCAGCCACTCTGTAACCAGCCTCCTTAAGCGCGACAGCTATTGCCGCGCCGATACCGCGCGTGCCGCCTGTGACCAATGCTACTCTGCTCATGCTTCTGCTCCTTGTTCGTGCCGATGCTCCCGAAGGGCTTTGTACCAGCAACGAGCTATTGAGCAAGGTTGGATCAGGTTGGGCGAGTGCCCGGTCTCAGTCCGAGAGCGGTGATCAGGAAGATGGTCCCAGGCGACATTGGCGCCAACGGCAAGACAGCCTCGAACGGAAGCTTAGTGAAGGTGGAGACGGTCATAACCGTAAGTACGATGGTTTCCAGCCTCGGACGGAATAGTGCTGCCTTCAGCAGCTTGCCTGCCAGCAACGCCACAATGCCACCGTAGAGGATCACGCCGATTATGCCGAAGTGGATCATCAACTCGCGGTAGGTGTTGTGGAAATTGAAGCCGCTGCGGGAGAGGATGTTCATCTGAGCCCAAATCGCCTCCGGCAAGGCGTCTCCTTGTACCCAGAACGCAAAATGGCCGACACCGAGCCAGTAGTTCTGCTCTATGATCCGGTCCGCGATGTCCCACAAATCGATACGGCCGGTCAGTGTGGGATCTTTACCGAAATAATCCAGGACGCCTCGCATCAGCTCCTCCCATATCGTGGAGAGCAATAGCGCCATCATACCGACGAGGATCGTTCCGACGAGCAAGAGGGTGAGGCGATTGTTCGCTCGGAGGCGGGTCAGCCCGACCAGAGCGAGGTAGAGAAGGATGCCCAGGACAGTCGTGACAAACGATCCGGATGCTTTGGCATACCCGATACCCACAAACCCGACCAGGACAGACAGAAGGCCGAGGCCAGCAAAGACGGCCCGCCGCTCGCGCAGTCCTTGGTGGATGGCATAGACGCCGAGCAGCGCCACATAAAAGTTCATGGCGCCATAGTTGTTCTTCGCCTTGGAGAGCCCAACAAAGATGTACTGGCCGTCCTCCCAGAGGACGTGTTGCCCGAAAATCAGGGATATGATGGCGAAAAACAAATGGGCGTAGAACAGCCCCTTCAGCACAGGGGTCGGGTTCTGGAAGCTTGCCAGCGTCAGTCCGACCATGATCGTCAGAAAGAGCTGCGTGGAATAATAGGCCGTCACGCCTGGATGGGCGGACCACAACAGCGAAATGAACGACAGAGAAGCGATCCCCACGACCCACTTTGACCGCGGGTTCGATATCAGCATGTTCGGGAAGGCAATAAAGCTCATGAACCCAATGCCGAAGATCACTGCGGCAGCAATTGGCCCCAGGATGGCGTTCATCAGGCCTACGAGAGACACGATGAACGAGAGCACAAATGCCATGGTGCCGGTGCTGGTCTTGATGACGAGCTTGCGCTTCCTCGGTATGGGACGAATGAATGTCGATCGAGGTGTTTCAAGCTGGGTCATTACCGCTCCCACCGAGTGAAGGACTTGCTTTCTCCCAGAAATGGTCTTGAAATGCAATTTCAATGAAGCCGCGAGCCGGAAGGATACCCGCCGTGTATAGGAAAGAGATCCTCGACTTCCTTCGAGAGGTCGCATCATCCGAGGAGAAGTACGTCTGCTATCCGGTTGATCCAGAGTTCCGGGCAATCAGGACTGAATGTGAGGATCTAGGCCTCATCTGGATCAGTGAGGAAGGCGGCGGTTTCGATTATGCCGAGGGCTATACCTTAACTCCGCGTGGCTGCACCGCTCTAGGCCTCCCCGTGCCCGTGAAAGCCAGTATATTGCAGCGCCTTGTTGCAGCTGTCCGCCGAGCCGTACGAACTGCCAGCGCCCACTGATCGCAGGCGCTGGCCTTAATTCACGCGTTGACGCGAACCTCCGGTGTCTGCGGGATCACCTTTGCGGGGACCGGGAAGAACCGCGGAGGCAGCTTCTTCTTGAGATCAAGCGTCGGCTTCTCGATGTAGTGCCAGGAGAGCATCGAGAAGATCAACGTCAGCAGAGTAGCCACTGCCAGCAAAAGCCATCCATGGCCGATGAAGGTCAACGGCATGATGGCAACTAGGGCCTGCGCGATCGGGAAGCCGTACAGATAGATCCCATAGGAATAATCGCCGTTCTGCAGGACCGGGATCTTCGGGATCTGCACCATGCCGAAGAACACCGTGCAGTAGGTGACGAAGATCGGCGCCAGGAACACAAGTTCCTTTTTCATCAGCAGACCGAAGCCAATGACCGCGCAGGCGAGGAAGATCCGCCAGTCAACCGGGATCTTTTCGCGCCACTGGAAGAAGGCCACGCCCACGAAAAAGTAGTAGGTGATGAGGAAGGGAGAAGGGACTGCCGCGGTGACGCCGAAACCGCTGAAGAGGCTCATAAAGATGAGCACGACGGTCGTGACGGCCAAGATCCCCAGGTAGACGGTCCTGTTGAAGAACAGGCCGAGCGCCATGAGCGCGGAGGTCACCAGATAGCAATAGAACTCGGAAGGGAGCGTCCACAGGTTGGCGTTCACCGTTCCCTTCACGGGGTTCTCCGTGAAGACACCCGGCAGCTCGAAAGTGACGAAGCCTGGGATGTTCCCGAAATACCGGAAGAAGTGGTAGTCGGTGAAATACTGCGACAGGGGGAGGTTGGTCAGCAGAGGCCCCAGCAGGAGCGCGGAGAGCGCTACCTCGACGGACAGAGCGGGGAAGATGCGGAGGAAGCGGAAGCCGAGGAAGGTCCGCACGACGCGAAGTCGTTCAGCGCTGCCGCAGACCAGAAAGCCGCTCAGCGCAAAGAAGACAGGAACAGCGGCGACATGGAAGGGCCGCGTCCAGCCAGTGAAGCCAGCGGTGCCGTGCTCGACGACACCAGCGGCGGCCGTCGTGGCCGTGGTTGCTGCTGTTGCGGCGACACCCATGGCGTCCGCACCGCCGGCGATCCACAGCGTGTGCCCGTAGAAAATGTAGAATGCGAGGAGAAGGCGAAGAGCGTCAAAGCCCGGGCCAATGCCGCGGTGCCGTCCAATCACGTCGCTTACGGATTCCCCGCTGTTTATCCCTAGAATCTTATTTATCATGACCCACACCTCTTGGCAGATGAGGGGGAAGATTTGTCGTCTTTTGCCGACGATGTAAAGTGAACATTACTTGGCGGGGACTTCGCCACGGCTACGGATAGAACTCCGTGACAGTCATCCAGAACGGGTGGCATCGGTGGAAGAGCTGCGCAAAGCTACGCTTTTTCACATCATCAGGAGGGATGCTGAGAAGCCAAGGCCCTGCCTTCTGGTAGCCGAGGGGGCGGCTCGGGCTCGATGTGTCGCCCTGATCCCGCATCAGGATGATGGATACCCGATCGAACTGCGTTTGCCGATCGCCCACGAACCACGCTAGGCCGATGTATTCGCAATCGCGAGTCTTGCGGAAGGCAGCCCTAAGTTCGGTCTGCATTCCGCCATTGCGCGGGACAGCGGACAGGATCTCAAGCTTGCTCACAACTGGAAGATACTGGGTCTCTAAATAGGGCCCGATCCGGTAGAGTGTGAAAACCAGAGCGACGAACGTGATGAACGCGCAGACGATCCGAACAATGGCCGCCGCAAGGTGCTGCTTATTTGACAATGAAGCCTCCCTTGAAAACGAACATGACGATCACGGCGATGGAGCTGGTGGCGACCGCGCTAAACAGCCACCAGCCTAGCCTGTAGATCGCGTCGATCCGCAGGGTGATGCCCGTCATCTTCTCATCAAGCATTTGTCGCTGAAGGCGGTCTTCAACGGCCTGAACAGCCTGCGCTTGTTCGAGCTTCCCGGTTCGATCGTTAAGATCGCGCAGCATCAGCGTGAATTCAGAGATGGTCTTCGCATGAGCAGCCAGGTCCCTCTCGAACAGGTCCAATCTTTCCGGCGCCATTCTTCCAGCTTTCTTTGTTTCTGCCGTAGACGGCCGTCATTTGCGGCAGGCCGCGTCCACGCGGCACTGCTGATTGTTCGAGGCAATAGCCGGGCCGGCCGTCGGGTCTTGAGACGCGAGAAGCGCAGCCTGCGGATCACTGAAGTGGGTGTACTGATACCCGCTCCCGTTGATCGCAGGTTTCGACTGGCAGCCCGCTATCGCGCATGAACAGGCGACAACGCTCGCGAGCAGGAAGATTGCGGAAGGTCGCATTGTTCTTCTCCATATCGGTGACGCGCTTGATGGCCTCTGCGGCGGCCTCGGCCTTCGCTTCGGCCTTGCCGAGGGCCCTCCCGTTCATGGTGCCGACGGCAGAGCCGAGGAACACACCGAGCGAGAGGGCAATGAGGGCGATGCCGGCCATCGGCAGCCAGTCAGGCAGAAACTTGAGCATCGGTTCTCACCTGTAGATCCAGGGCATCCGCGCGTTCGGCCCGTTTCCGTTTGGCATACCAGCGATAGGCAAGGCCGCCGATCGTGAGCACCGCGCCCACCACGACCAGACCGGCCACCACCTTGCCGATCAACTCGCTGCTGTAGCTGTAGGGAGCGAGCTGGTTCTGAACCTGCTCCAGGGTGGCAGCTAGACCGCCGGAGCCAATCCCTCCACCGGTCGAGGCATCCGCTACGGCGATGGTGGGTGCAGCCTTGGCACTGGAGAGATACGCCTTGGCATCGCCACCCGGCGCATAGGAGATCTCCGGCCCGACAGAGCCGGAAGCCCATGCCTGCCCGACCGCCTTCACATCGCGAATCCGGCGGAGCCACCCCTTTCCGAAGGTCCTGAACGTCTTCAGCGCACGGAGGAATGCTTCACGGCGCTCGATGATGCGGGCGATCAGCTCATCATCGTCATTGACCTGAGAGGCCGCGAGCAGCGTCCCCTGCCCTATAATGCCGTCGATTGCGCCTCGGTAGAGCCCCATGGCCTGCAGCGCGCGCTGGAGCCACTTCACAGACTGCGCCACGCCCGAGTTCACGTTGCCGTCGAAGACGACGTAGGAGACACCAGGCCGCAGCTTATCGAGCTTGGCGATATCCCAGTACCGCTGCTTGTAGATCGCGGTGACCTCGTCGAGCGTGATTGTCTTCACATGGCGTGGCTTCTGACCGCGAGCGATCAGCCACTCGCTGAACACGCGCTGTGTGACCCCGCGCATGGTGGCGCCGCCAGGATCGTCCGGATGATCCGAGAACCCGCCCTCATGCACCAGCGCCTTTTTGAGCGAGCGCGCGAACTCGTTTGCCGGGTCGATGACCTGCATGAAAGGTTCTCCAGTTGGTAGCGAAAGGCTGCGCTATAGAGCGTTCAGCATCTCATTCATTGCGCGAGCGTAGCGAAGACCCATGGCGCAATGACTGATCGTGGAAAGGTGCAGGCCGTCCGGCTTGGTCGACATGCCGGTGGCGGAAACGCACCTGATGCCATTGACGCCGTCCAGGCTACGCTGCTGCGCCTGCACGGTCGCCCAATAGGGCCGGTTCGGCGCTTCGACGCTGCCGAGGGGCCCGACTTCCGTTACGATGATCGGCAGGTCCGGAATACCGAGGTCCGTCCGGATGCCATTCGCGAAGTTCAGGAAGTTCGCCGCGTATGCATTGGCATTGACGGAGGTGCGGCTGTCCTCCTCACCATTGTAGAAGAGGATGCCCTTCAGCACACCGCGCGCGGCCGCCGCGAGGCAGCGGGCCACCATGGAGCCGTAGAGCGTGGAGCGCGACAGGCTGCCCGGTTGCCACTGCGTGATCGAGCTGCTGCCCTTGGCACAGGGGATGAGGCCGATATCGCGCTGTCGCAGGCGCACCATCTCGTCAGCGAATGCGAGATTGCTGCTCGTGCCAGGATCGGCATCGAGAGAGACTGTGTCGATTTGGCCGGCCGAGCTGTCGATCGGCTCCACGGCCGGATTCTGCCACGTCCACGCATTGGTGAAGTTGTGGACGCGGCCGGCATACTCGAAGCCGGGTAGCTCGCTCAGCGAACCGCTCCCCGACATATTTGATTGGCCGCCGGTGGCAAACAGCTCCAGCGGCAGGGGATCTCTGGGGATAAGCCTCATCAAGCGGCTCCAGTCCACAACGTGATGCCATTCATTTTGACATCGACGCCATTGTCAGTGCGCCAGCGCCACATGATCGAGCTACCGGACGGCTGCCCGGATACGTCGACCACGCCGGTGCTGACCACCAGGATGTTGCCGGGCTGCTCGTAAAGCACAGAGAGCGTCGGCGTCGACCAGTTGGCGCCTCCATTGCGGGAGACATCAAGGAACACGTCTGTGTTCAGCACAGCGCCATCTGGGCTCTCCAGGAGGAAGAGACCGCGAAGCGTCGCCGGGACGGCCGATGCCACGATCGGGTAGCTGGAAACCGTCGCGTCCATCAGCGTGTCGTAGCCAGCGCGCACGGCCCACGTGTTGTCTGCGCTCTGCTCATTGACTGTGATGTTCCCGAGGGCGGCATTACCGCTGACGTAGGCGCGCGGCTGGCCGGTCACTACGGGATAGTTCGAACTGGGGCCATGGACGCCGATATGGTAGGTACCGCTAGCGGGCACATCGAACGGAGTATCGAGTTCGAAGTCCACCCAACCGGTGCCCGGATGCGTGACCGCCTCGGAGAGCACAACCGTGTAGCTGGTGGTGGAGTTTCGCAAGGCGATCTTGAGCGTCAGCGGGCCTGCCGTCCCCGAGTAGACGCCGATGGTCTTGATGGTCTTCCCATTGTCGAGGGAGATGCCGCGGTTGAACATCGTCAGTGTCCCGATACCGCTGGTCGCGTTCGGATCTGCCGAAGTCTCGGTTTCGCGGGCCGGCTTCAGCTTCCCCTGCTCGGCCGCGTTCAGGTTTGTCGCGCCTGGCACATCGACATAGTCAAGCGTGATGAATCCATCGTGGATGGCCTCGCCGCCAGCGCCGCCGAACAGCACCGAGCCGACGGCCTTTGATGTCATGAGCATGGTGAAGCGGGTATCGAGCAGCGTGATCTCGGAGACGCCGCCGCCACCGCCGCCGCTCTGGTTCACCCACCCCACATGCCCGTCGGTATTGCTGAGCTTGGCCAAGACTTGTCCGGAGGTGCCACCGGAAGGGATCGCGACACCAGCGTTGAATCGTTTCCCACCTGGGGTCGCACCGTCCTGCAGTGCGAGGATCCCACGCGCATGATCCGCTACCAGCTCGCCGGAGGGGCCCACATAGGTATCGAACGCCGCTGCATTGGGGATGTCAGTCGCGCCGACGCGCGCAAGTCTACGAGGTTGACGAGCCATTAGGAGTTCCAGTCAAGTCCGGGGGTGGAAGGATCGGTGTCGAAGTTGAAGTCGTAGACGGCGGCGCCAACCATCTCGGCATACATGGCGGCCTCCGTAGCAGCAGCTTGCGCCTCGTCCCGCACTGCCTCTACTTGGTCCATCAGGGCGGCGGTCGCGCTTGCTACGGTCGAGTCGATGTTCGCGAGCACCGCTTCAGCCTGGGCGATGATGGCGGCGCTGGCCTGGTCACTGACGAGCCTAAATTCGGATCCCACAGCTCGCCCTGCCAGAACCATGTCCGCGATCAGCCCGCCGGCGGCGACATTGTTCCCACCATTGGTCTTTACGGTCAGCGGCGGCCCACCATTGAACGAGACCGTGACCGGAGAGCCGGTGTTGGTATTCTTGACGTTCAGGAGCACCAAAGCGGAAGACGAGACCGGCACCGGAGTAGCCGCCTTGATGGCGTTTGGAGTGCCCTCCCCGCTGTCGGTAGCAACGATGAAGCTGTAGGGGAGGTCCGCGAGTTTCGTCCAGACCCCGGAGCCTACCCCGCCGGTCTTGCGATAGATGCCGTTGTTCGCCGGAGTGGCGTCGCCTACCACCCAGGCCATCCGGTTTACAGGATAGTTGAGGTCGGCATCCATTGCGCTCTTGCTCGAGAACACGAGCCCGCCGTTCGTGGTGAAGGCGCTCATAATCTGTTCGTACTGCGTGAGCAGCTTCCGGATCAGGCTTTTCCTCGGCATGGTTGGGGCAACCGCCGGACCGTCCTCGAAGACGGTCTGCGCGTTCGGGTCAAACACCATTCGCATGGCTCCTTAAGCGGTGTGTTAGGTGACAGTGGTGGTGACCGAGGCCTGAGTGGCTGACGGGACCCCTGAGATGTTCTCGGCACCGCACCAGTATTTCCACGTCCCGGCGCCTGGGGTGTCGTTGAACGAAATGACCTGGTTTGCAACGACAGAGTACCGGCCGATCAGGGTTGCGCTGGCAAAGCTTTGCAACGTTGTCCCGCGCTTGAAGACCAAGGCGCGGGTATTGTCATTGGCTGCCTTGGCACTCACAGGCACGGTCGTTACCGAGTTCGGCGCAGTGAGCGCGGTCGGGACCCCTGGCGCGACGGTGTCAACGGTTGAAGTTACAGCGGCCGTGACCGACCACGCGCCATAATCATCGTCTGATGCGATGAAGGCCGCTTGAATGTCGAGCAGTTTGCCCGACGGCACGATCTGCGTTGCAAGATCGATATAGCCTCCGCTGGTCGAATAATCTTCGAACCTCTGCTCCACCCACGCCCCCGCCGTCCCGCTTCCCGCGTTGGCTACTCGATACCTCACGACAGGCGTCAGGCTGTCATCTTCGGGATCGATGATGACCACCCGGACATACACGCTTTCGCCATTCGGCTTGGCCTGAACCAGGTTGATGACGGGGACGGGAATGACGCCGGGCTGTGTCTGTCCTGGCACCGGCGGCTGCCGCCCTTCATCAACGTTCGGATCCCACACATCGATGTTGTCCGGGTGCTTCATGATATCCATCGTGAAGCCGCCCTGCAGAAGCGAGAGAACTGACTTCCGGTTCTCGACGATCTTGCCGTTCAGCTTTGGTAGCATGATGGGCGCGTTGATGCGGACCCAGCGGCTGTAGATCGAGTTGATGCCGGAGAGGCGGACGTTGATCTGGCCGGTTATCTTCTCCTGCAGGCGCAGCCAGTCTCGCTTTCCCAGACGACGCGCCTGCCTCCACTGGTGGACCCACTGGTAGTTCGCATCCTGGGCAAGGATACGCCCAGCGGTGATCTGTGCGGCGGTGTCCTCAAAGAAGTCCGTGTCCGATGTGCCATAGCCAATCGCTGGGTAGCAGAACTTCGGGATAAGCCGGTTACACTCGTCCTCGAAAAGCACATCATACTCGATCTGCCGACCAACGATATCGTCGTCGGTCAGCGTCGTGACGTACTTCTCGCGGAACTTGCCCGCGATGAACAACAAGGCGCCGTCGCCGCGTTCACAGATCCACCCATCGCATGAAGCCAGAATCGCGTTGGTGGCTGCCTTGGGGTCGTTCTCGGTTGTGTCGAAGCCATTGCACTCATAGCGGCGCTCAAACCCACCACCCTTTAGCGGCACCAGTTCGTCACAGACATCGGCCTCCTCTTTCCACATGTCCAGCACGGGGAGCAGTGCGCGGGTGTACTCGCGCCGATGCCCGAACTCGTTGAAACACTGATGCCAGGCCATGATGATGGCTGCGTTGCGGGTCCACTTCCATGTGCTGGGATCTGTTGGGCTCTGCGCCGGATCACGAAAATCCCAGCAGAGGGCACCGTCCACCTCGACTGAGAGCTGAGGCGGGCCATAGGGAAACGTCTTCTGCTGGCGTGAGGCCTTATCGCCGCGTACAGCCATGGCGACCGAGGCCTGCCCGTCGCCGCGGTGACTGTTGCTCCAGATAGCCGGATCGTCGATCGCAGACACGATGTCTGTGTAAGGCGTTTCCGGAACACGCCCCTCGCGGTTGTAGATGTTGACGTTGATAAGGTAGTTGGTGCCGGGGTTGATTTGCCCGCTTGACTGCAGTGTCACCTCATCATCGTGAAGCCAATAACGGTTGAAGGACTTCACGCGGTGTCCGGCAATGGCCTGGACAGCGTAAAGCCACTTTCCTTGCGCCTCCCACAGCATATAGGCGCCAGCCAGACGATTGCGGCCCACACACCACTGACGGTACGGGATAGACTGAACCTTCGGCACTTTGCCATCTTCGGGCTTCGGCGGCCTCGGTGCCAGGAGAGCCTGAATGCCGATGGAGAGTGCCGCGGTCGCGATGGCCGAGAGGCCCCCGATCAGCAGGCTGCCAGCAGTGGTAGCAGCGAAGCTCGCCCCGAACAGTGACGTGAAGAGCGGCGTGAATACAGGGTCGTAATGCGCTGTCGTGTTGCGGAGGAAGTCGTCTCGACCATAGTTGCGAAAATAGTGCTGCGCATCGCTGGGCACGTTCTCGTAGTGTGCCTTGAGGCTCATGCGGGCAGTCTCCATGCAGCGATGAATTGTGCCGGCGAAGCGTGGATCCCGGCGCGATGTATGCAGGCCCACAAGGGCCCGAAGCGGATGGCGCCGATCTCAGTTCGCACGATGGCACCGGCGACATCGGTTACTGCAACAATCAGCCCGATATCACCTGTTTCAGGATGCGCAGTGCGCGTCGCGCCGATCGCCAGCAGGTGATGTTCCATGAAGGCTTCAGCGCCGCCGTAGCTCGCGAGGATCCGGTGCGCCTCCTCCCGAGTGCGGTAGGTGCCGCGCAGCGCTGCGGCTGGATCGACGCCCGTGGATTCCTGCGCCCATGTGGCCGGAAAGGTCATGCAGTCATCGCCGCCCACCCCGCCCCACCGGAAGCGGTGCGGACGCCTGAGGAACTGGTGAATGTTCATGACGCCTCGGACAGGAGCGCTAGTCGAAGATCGGCCATTTGGGCTGGACACCACGGGCGAGAGCACCAGTGCGGCTGCAAAAGGCATCGGTGGGGTAAAGCGAGCGCTGCATTGCATCGGACCAGAGCGAGCGAGACGGCCGCGATCGCGTGTTCTCACCAGAAACGACAGCAAGGCTCAGAGAGACCGACCTTGTTTCTCCTTGCTGGCCTGGAGGCATTGCATCCTTGGTGTGGGAAGCGGTCCCTGACCAGATGGGGATGATGGAGCTCATGGGCTGGTAGTACTGGTCGAGCGTCGTGATACCCAACTGTACACGCTTGCCCCGAACCGCCGGGATGCTCTGGATCAGTTCAGCGCCCGTGTCCGGATCGATCCCGGACAGTGTGAAGTCCACCGCATCAGACGTGCCGTTCACCAGCACCTCCAGTGATGGAATGCCGTTAAGGCGGCCCCCGCCATGGTAGATCGTGCCGTCGCCATCCACCCCGGCGATGCCGAGAGGGATGTCGCTGATCCCGAAATACAGATGCAGGACCGGATCGGTGTCCACACGCAAGAAAATGGCCAGCTGACTGTCTGTCCGGAGCGCCTCAATGACTGAGGAGGGGACATAGTCCACCGAATAAGCCATCAGAATGCCTCTGTGAATTGCACGCTAGGCCGGGATGAGTACCAGCCAGAATATTCCCACGGGACGGTCGAGCCTCGCTGCAGCTTCATCACGCACCGCGGCCGCGCCAGTTCAACCCGCGTGCCAACTGGCACCGCTTCTCGAAGTGGGGGCGAAATCGCGACAGTTGATACCGGGTTCTCTTCCTCGGTCTGGTCGATAAGCTCCCAGGACCGGTAAAGGCGCCAGCCTTTTGCCTGGTGATAGATCGAGAAGAAGTCCGACCAGCGGAACACCTTGCGCGATCCGCCGAACACTCTGATCTTGAGCACACCGGTGCTGACCATCTCGACCACTTCGCCGTAGACGGTGGCTTGCGAGTAGCCAGAACTGTCAGAGAAGAGCGCCCCGTCTGAGTGAGGGATGCCCTTGATGATCGGCCGCATGGCGCCATTGATCACCGGGAACGGGCCGATCTTGTCGTTGACCAGCGGCACCACGATGTTGTTGAAACCGCCGTTGAGACGAGCGCCGAGCCAGCTGAGCACCTCGTAGCGCTCATCTGGTCCTTCCAGCACCATCTGGGAGTAGTTGGCCACCCACATGCCACCCCCAGATGTCTCGATGCTGATACTCTGGCCAGCCCCGTTCACGCCGCCGTCGACTGCACTACCAACGAGGTCAAAGCTGGCCTTCGTCGGGCGCATGAAGTCGACCGGAAACTCCGGCTGATTGACAAGCTGGCCCATTCTCAACCCTTACGTTTCATGTAGGTCTGCTGGTCTCGGCCAAACCCGCCCCGTTCCTGGGTCTTCTGGTACCCGGCGATGTTCTGCCGGCTGACGCTCTGCGCCTTGCCCTCGGAGATGCTTTCGACCTTCGCCTGCCAGTTGCCATCCTCGTCGACGAAGACGCGGACAGAAGCCACGCCTCCGCCCTGCTGGCCACCGGCGCCCAGCATTCTCGCCGTGCGGTTGGTGTCGAAGACTTGCGAGCCCTGCGGTAGGTTGAGGAGTTCCGGCCCACGCTCCCCGACAATCGCCATGCCCCCTGGGGCATAGTTCGTGCCGTCGGCAAAGAGACCGACGCCAGTACCCGCGAGCGGTGCCAGAAGCCTCGCCTGCGGAGAGATGGAGAGCGGGTTGCCGAAGAGGCCTCCGAAGAGGCTCATCAGGCCGCCGCCACCGCCCCCAGCCGCAGGAGCTGCCGGGAATGCGCCGCTAAGGGTACTCCCGAGCTTGCCGACGCCACTCCCGAACGTGTCCAGACCCGCAGCTGCCGAGCCGGTCGCCTCGGTCAGCTTGTTGACATTCGAGGTGAACTTGCTGACATACTCGCTGCCAGTGGTGCCGAGGATGTCGGCCCCTGCCCCGCCCTTGCCGACTGAACCAGGCCCCCCGAACCAAGCCTGCGCGGCCCCGGCCGGGCCATACCGGTCGACGTAGCCGCCAAACTTATGCTGGAAGATCTGGTCCTGCATCGACGGGTTGCGGAGGAACTCTTCGGCCGAGATAGCACGGCCGAAGGTCTCTTTGGACCATGGAGCAATATTGCTGCCCATGACCTGATAGGCACCATAGGCGCGGTCGCCAGATCGGGTGAGAGGCCCAAGGGCTCCATAGTTGCCCCCGCTCTCGATCGACTGGATGGCCTTGGCATAGGTGCCGATGTCGCCCAGAGCGGCGCGGGTTACAGGGATAACAGGCGCAGCGCCGGTCACGGCCCCTGGGAGGTTGCTGTTAGCCGCTACCCGGCCGCCCAGCGCCGCAGCGACAGACCCAATGGCCCCACTACCCGACCCTCCGCCGCGTGCTCCCGTCAGCCAGTCGGCGAACAAGTTGCCGATGCTGTCGAAGAACTTCTCCCACAGCTTGTTTGCCTCGTTCTCCAGAGAGGACTGGAGACCTTTCAGGAGTGCCTTGCCGAGGTCATGGCTGCCTGAGACGAGCTCGTTCCCGAACGCGGCACCGAAGCCCCTCGCCAGATCCTTTGCCTCCTGCCAGTCCAGCTGCTGACCGATACGCTGAGCATTCGGCCCGCTGAGATCCTCGGGCAGACCATACTGCCGAAGCGTAGTCGTGATCTGTCGATCCCGCGGAGACAGCCGCGCATCGCTTGTCTGCCGGTCCATGTCGAAGTTGAATTTGGACTGGCTGTACTGGTCTATCAGCTGGCCGAGCGCCTGCGTGCGCTCGTGGATGAGGTCCAGCTCTTTCTGATCGACCTCTATCCCCTGACGCGCTGCCTCAAGGCGGAGGGCGGCCGTCAGCTCGTACTCCTTCCGGAGCGCCGCCGCAGCGCCGCCAGTCCTGCCTATCAACTGGATCTCGGTCTGCTGATCCTGGAGGATCTTGTCGAGGTCCATGGCGCGGTCGCGCTGTGCATCCGCCAGCTGCCGTTCGGCCTGGGCGAGTGCCAGAGCGCCAGCCTGCTCGATACGGACCCGACGCTGCGCCGGCGTCTCGCTGTTGTCGTATCGAGCTGCCTCCGAATGTCGGGCCGCTTCTGCCCTCTCCTGAGGAGAGCGGGCGCCAATGCCATAGATGCGTGCATCGAAGGCTTGTCGGTTGCGCTCAGCGGCTATCCGCTGCTGGGACTCGTAGAGGGCGAGGTTGCCGCTGTCAGCTCGGTTCGTGGTGCCCTGAGACAGGAGCATCCGGTTCGGCCCGAGGTCGTTGAACAGGCGACGCCGTTCAGCTTCGGCGTCCCGAAGGGCGATAGCTAGAGCACGGAAGGGTTCAAGCGCTTCGATGGCCTCACGGGCCATCTGCTTGAGGCCGCTGTTCGGGGCGACTTGGCCGAGCCGTTCTATGTTCTCGACGAGATCAAGGACGCCCCTGCCGCCCTCCATGGTATTTTTCTGAAGTGCCTGCAGATCTATCTGGAGGGTCTTGAAGAGATCCGTCTCCCGAAACTGTCGAGCAGTCATCCCCGCGGCGCCGAGATTGTTGCCCACGGCTGAAGTGATCGCTTCGCCAATGGCACCGGGGCCGAACGTCGTTGGCTTGTTGCTGTCGCGCAGGCGCTTCACCAGATCGGCGATGCTGGTGTCCAGCCCGAAGGAAACAGACGACAGGCTGTCACGGCCGTACTTGTTTTTCTCTTCCGTGGCATCGCCCCAGAGATCCCTCACTCGGGCAATAGCAGCGGCCTGTTTGTCAAGCAGGTCCTCGACTGTTTTCGCATCAGCCGAGGCCGTAGAGAAATACTGGATAGCAGCGGCCGCAGCGGCTGTCAGGCCGATAGTCACCAGCGAAATTGGAGAGACCAGCGATGTGAACGCAGCTGCGAGACCACCTACAACCTGACGCCCGCTGCCCATCGTGGAAAGAACAGACGAGAGCTGTGTGCCCTGTTGAAGGGCGATTTGCAGCGGGTTCATCCCCATCGCCGATGTTACAGCGATGTCTTGGAACTGAGCCGCGACGTTGGCCGAAGCGAAGCCATTGTTGTTGGCAGCTGAAGGACGGCCGCTGGCACTCCCAGGGAACGGAGACGGCGCGGTACGCAGCTTCTGCAGTTCCGCATTGAGCCTGGCAATTGCATCCTTCTGCTTCTCGATCATCGCCAGTGACGACGCCATGGCACCGTCGCTCTTGCGCTGCGCGGCATGCACAGCGTTCAAGCTGGCCTCCAGCTGCTTATAGGCAGCACTGGCCTCGATCGCCGACTGATCGAGCACCTGGTTCGCTTTAGCGGTTCTCGTCGCTGCCTGAGCCATCGCCCCGAGGCGGGCGTCGATGCGCGTGGTGATGCCTTCCAGCCGGCCCAGAGAGCCCATGATCTTGTCGAGCGCTGGGTTGAGGTCAGCAAACCCGCGCGACATGCGGGTGCCAGCGCCACTGACCTTGGTTGCCGCCTGTTCAGCGCGCGCAGCCGACGAGGTGAGCTTGTCGAGTTCGCTCGATGTAGCAGCCAGTGGTCCGCTATCGATTTGAAAACCGAGGCTTGCTACAGTCATCGCGTTTTCCTTTGGAGATGGTGCATGAACGAAGAATACACGATCAAGAGCGAGCAGACCCTGACGAAGGGCGGCGTGTTAGGCGTCTGGCTTTTTATTGGAGGGCCCATCCTGTTTGCGCTTGGACTTGCTCTGCTGTCAGCGGAGCAACGGAGCTACAACCCCAACGTGGGCTACACGTTCGTTATGATGGGCCTCGGTAGCTTTGGATTCCTGATCAGCTGCGTGTTGCTGTTGGTGGGCAGAGGACAAAAGCACGTAGTGACGGTGTATCGCCCGAAACAGTAGAGGCCCCCACCGCATTACTTCCCCCGCCCGAAGAGCGCATCGAACAGCTTGCTGGTGAGTGGCCGTTCCGAGACCTCGGTCTGCTTCGAAGGGCTGCTTTCCACTTCCCGCTTCTCGAAATAGACCCTCATCCGGGTCGTGTCCAAGCGTTCGATAGCATCAAGGTGCCAGGGCAAGGGCTGTATTTGCCGCAGCTTGAACCATGCGGCGATCTGGACCGGCTGCAGCGGGTTGATGCCATAGCCGGTGCCTTCGCGGGTACGGTCCAGCCTCCAGAACCAGTCCCAGACATGGCGCCCCGCTACCGGGACACGCGTTTTCTTGCCATCCAGCTGATCACGCAAGCACTTGTCGAGCCTGCGGATCAGCTTCTGATAAAAGATCCGCGGCGGTCAGCCTTGAACCGCACCTGAGCCTCAATGATCGGGTACTTCGTATAGAGCTGCACCGCGTTCTCTTCGGAGAACTCCATACGGTCGTGACCGATCGGCTTGTTCCACCCCTTGGTCACCTTCGCCAGATACGAGATCTGCCGCCGGCGCTGCGCCTCCGGGCTATCGAGATCGATGTTCCCTTCCTTGGCCGCCTCCTGCTCGATCTCCTTCTGGAGGGCGCGAGAAGCGGCCTGTGCACGGCTGCTGTCCGGGCCGCAGACGAAGATTACCAGGCCGGTTGGCTTGTTGTCCGGCCCGACGATCTCGCATTCGATGCCTTCCTCCTGGAGGGCGAGGTTGTCATCCAGGAGGCTCAGGTCGATGAAGTCTTGCTCGCTCATCAAGCACCCGTCGAAGCGGCCACCGTCTGGATGGCGGAGTTGATCTCAAGCGTCCCGGTGAGGAGACGCGCCGTGTTGGCGCCGCCGCCCTGCTCCTGCGAGGACATCACGATGGCGTAGAAGTATTTCGTGGTGCCGGTCGGATCGGGGCCGGTCGGCGGAGCATCGTCGAAGATGATCCGGAACTTGAAGTTGAACGGCGAATTCTCGGCCGCGATCAGGGCGATCTGGCCGAGATCCTCGGGCATGATGATGAAGTTGTTCTGCATCGAGCCCGCATTCCGGGTGCCCTTGGCCTTCAGGTCGCGGGCATTCGAGATGATGGATTCGGTGATGAGGGTGGCATTGTCACCGATCGAGCCCATCGTTTGCCAGCCCTTGATCTCGACCCAGCTATTCGAGCCGCTTTCGGGCACGCTGGTGAACTCGGTCAGGGTGAGGTCGGCATCATCAGGCACGGTGGTGCTGGCCGGGCCGATATAGATCTTGGCGCCGGCAACCGGGTAAAGCTGAGCCATAGCTCAATCCTTTCAGGGTTGGTTTGGATAGGACCGCCACCGGATGGTGACGGGTATGGTGTGATGGGTGCCGCCTGTCACGAGCACGCCAATTTCCGGGTCTTCATCGATGCGGACCTGCACGCCATCTCGCGAGAGCTTCGTGCCACGCTTCAGCCACTGTCTGAGGCCGCCAGCAAGGTTGTAGGCGTCGACGATCGCCAAGCCTTTCGGCCACATGACGTTCGCGCGCATGAAACCCTGCCTGATCGGATCCATCTCCAGCGACAGATCCGTCTCGATCGGACGGTTGAAATGCACCTCAACGCTGATGAACTTTGTTGAGGCCTGAGGCTCGAACGCCTCGCCGGGCAAGACGACGGACACGCCCGCCGGGGGCATGAATACCTGCATGGCTGTGGCCAGAGCCTGGAAGATCCTCTTTTCAGCTGTGTCAGCCATCTGCTATCGGTTCTCCATGGCCGAGAAACTCACCGACCGCGAGATCTACCAGCTGCTCGATCAGGCTCACGACCTGTTCAAGGGCAAGGAAGGTCAGACCGAGGCCGGTGAAGCGCTCATCAATGTGTTCAGGGGCAACACGGACCTGGTGCAGAGGGCCATGCTGATCATGCTGAAGGAGGGGCAGCTTCAAGACGGCTTCGAACCTTAGCTTCTGCCTCTGCCACGATCTGCGGCCACCGCTGGGCCACGGCATCCACGAACCCATAACCCTTCTGGTCGTACACCCGCCCGAGCGAATCCTCTCCGACGAAGCCATAGTTCATCCGAGCAGCATAGTTTGCCTGGAAGCCCAGATAGACGGTGGCGCCAAGCGTCGCGCCGGCGATGACCATCTCTAAACCGCTGTCCGCGTACTGCGCCGGCTCCTGCTTGACTGCCGGCATTCCCGAAGTCGAAGCCATCAGCGAGCGCCGCAGGTTGCCCGTCTTTACCGGCATACGTCCGCCAGCCGCCACAGGGTCGCGCACCTCGTTGGCTACCGTCTGAGCCGCAGTGTGGAAGACCGTTTCGAGCGCGCCTTCTGTCTCGCGCGCCCATTCTGAGATCTGAGCAGCAAACGACATCACCGCCCCCTTGAGCGAGCGAAGGCCTCGGCGAAGTCGAAGTTGTACTCAACATCGCACCGGCAGTTGATGATCTCGGCCGGCCCTGCGCCGAGCTCGGTGTCTCCGGGGTAGCGCAGCATGGTGCCAGATGGCGACTGGAAAGCCAGGTCCATCCCTTTCACCTCGGCACCATTGAGCACCATGTGGGTGTGCCTGACCTTGCGGTCTCCTGCCGACCGCCACTTCCTCGTCACGAGGCTCGCATCGCGGCCGGCTGCATCTAGGCCCTGCTGGTATGCCTCATGCTTTGCTGACATGACCGACGTGTAGGTCTCCGTCCGCGCGATTGTGTCGCCGCGGAGCTTCAGGTTGCGATCGCGAAGCCTCGCTAGAACCTTGTTCAGCGTGTCCGCGTCCAGCGGCTTCCCGGCCGCTATGGCTTTGCGCACCGCGCCATCGAAGCGCTTGTCCCGCGTCTGGAGCGTCAGGTACTTCGCCATCAGCTTCGGATCGCCGGAAAGCAGGTTGATGCGTGTCCGGTTCATCAGCTCCGCCTGTGGGCCATTGAGGCCGATGACGCCGCCTTCTCGCTTCCCTGTAACCGCGCTCTTCCGTCCGACAAGGTCTAGGGCAATGGAATTCGGCCCCTGCCCCTGCGCATAGGCTGCGACGATGGTTTGTCGCGCTGCCTCTTTCGTGGTTTCGGTCTCGCGCGTGATCAGCGCCGAGGACAGCTCGCGGATCTTCGCTTCCGCCCGCTGGTTGGAGACATCCCAGCGCCAGACAATGCGGGCGCCGAGGAGGTCCGTCAGCTTCGGCACCGCCTTGGCGACAAGCGCGCCACCGGCATTAAAGGCCTGCCGGATCGCCTCAGCGACGGGCCGGAAGGCGCTCTGCTGGATGTGCAGGGCCGCGATAGCCCCTTCGATGTCCCGGCGCTCCAGACGCTCCACCACCTCGCGCAGGACGATCTCTGACTTGATGTCGTCGATCGAGGCGAGAAACGCCTTCTGCATCTCTGGCGCAAGCGCCTGGATGAGATCCTGCAGCTGCTGGCGGAGAGTGGCCATCAATCAACCTTCTGAGCTTTGTCGACGGCCTTGGCGGCGGTCTGATTGGCTGGTTTCACAAGACCCAGCGCCGTGAGCGCCTTCGCCTGCGTTTCCGTCACCTCGTAGGTATCGCCGACCTTGTTGCCGTCGTGCTTGAGGATGGTTTCCACTTTGACCTTCATGATGCGCTCCTTGCTTGGCACACGTAGACAACAGGCGTCTGCCCGTCGTACCGGTTCGGATCTACCGAAATGATGAGATAGGTTCGCCCGCCGACAGCAATGGGCATGCCGGGCTTGGGCTCAACCTGAAGGCCGATTGCGGAGATGTAGACCAGCACGTCACCGCTCAGAATGGTCGTGCCATTCACGTAGCGCTGATCGTAGGTCATCACGACAGCGCGGCACGGGTGTTCAGTCGGTACCTGCTCGCCGCCCTCGATGGGGTCGGGCTCGGTGACGGAGATGATGGTGCTCGGACTGCCGAACTTGCTCACCATCCTGTCGGCGCTGCCCTGGAGGCTGGTGTAGAGCGGATTGGTCATCTGCACCCCACCGACCAGATGCCTAGACCTCTGGCCTCCCTGTCGAGCAGAAACGGCCTCAGCATTCCATCCACAGTGGACATGAGCGGCGTGATGGACATTGCTGTCCCGTCGCTCTGGCCGGAGGCATACTGGACCTCGATCTGCCCGACCTTCTCACGCGTGACGGCCGAGGCGGCCGATCCGACCGCCGAGAGGCTGCCTGGGCTCGTCGCCTCCTGATAGGCCGCGAGATACGAGGCATTGATGACAGCGCCCGGCACCAGGTCGGGAGGCACCAGCTTCCCGCCAATGATGACACTTTCACGGGGCCACTGGCGCTCCTGCTCGACGCTCAGGATGGCACCGGCAAAGCGGGAGCCATAGAGGGCGTCGATGTACTGGCTACCACGCTCACGAAGCACAGCAGGCGCTGGGGCGTCGCCGGGCAGCGTGTAGCCGTTATCGTTCAGCCAGGCATCGAAGCCGCTGTCTGTGCCGTAGCCTGCCATCTGCTCCACCTGTCTTGCTTATGCGGTCTTCCGCCACACCCGGACATCCTTGATGAGCATGTCCACGGGAAATTCCTGCGGGTTGTTCGGGGTGCCCGAGCCATTGCCGCCCACCGCCATGTTCAACAGGATGTACCACTTCTTCGGGCCATCCACTGCCAAGCACATGTTCGGGTACATGGCATAAGGGATGTCGTTGATGTAGTAGACGATCCAGCCGGCCGTGACCCAGCAGCCCCAGCGCGTCTTCGATCCATAGTCCCAGGTGTAGCCGAGTATCTCGTCCCAGCCGATGTAGGTGCCGTAGGCGCGCTTGTCTTCGCCGAAGTGGATCGTGCTGGCGACCCGTTCTTTCCCCAGTGTTACAAGGAAATACTCGAAGATGTCGATCTCCGGCGGCCAGCCTTCCGTCGGCATAAGCCAGAAGGCCGCCCAGGTGTGGGCAACCGGGTTTACTTTCGTCTCGGCCTCCACAAAGTCGCCAATGTCGATATCCGGGAACAAGGTCCGGCTTGTGATCATCGCGGCTGCGTATTCGTATGTCTTCGCGATGCTCGGGCTCGGGATGGGGCCGGGCTTGCCGTTCTGCCCATCCAGATATTCTGCGCGCACCGCCCGGTACTGCTCTCCCCCATCCGTCACCAGCGGGAAAGAATTAAGGCCGGCGAACTGCGGCAAAGAGGGATCCGCATAGATGCCATCCTCCTTGTTGCCGGTCTGCTCGCGGCCGGACATCGAGGTTGCTCCCTCATGGGGCTTGGAGAACCAGCAGGGCGTGACACCGTCAGCCTTGTAGCCCGTGTCGGATGCTTGGAAGTCATTGATCAGGTCGGGATGGAAGACTGTCGTGTAGCCCACCTTGTTCTTCGGGACCCCCGGCAGGATGGTCTTTGTGAGGTCGTATCCGACCGGCGGCGGTACCGTCGGCGTACCAGCCGCAGCGAATGCATCTGCTGCCGCTTGGGTCATGATGTATGCGGTGCCGCGAATCGCCGTGCCCGAGAGGTTCTGGCCGTTCCCGGTGAGCTGCACCCGGATGCGCTGGTTCGCATTTAGGTTGGCCAGGATCGGCACCTGCACTGAGCCGAACCGCTCCCCCGGCTGGAAATTGATGTATCCGCTCTTGAACGTGTAGTGGGTCCCCGACGCGGTGTTCTCGCCATTCTGCGTGGTCCACTTCCAAACCATGGTGCCGCGCGGGATGGCACTGAGGCCGAAAATGACCGTGGCCACTCCAGGGCCGGTGATAATGCAGTCGTAGATCGAGATCTTAGGCCGCTCGGCAGCGGTCGCCGGAAGCGACGCGAAAATCGGCAGGCCTTCACTGTCCCCGAGGAACAACGTGAACACGTCAGAGACGGATGCCGCGCCGTCGCTCGCCGTCACCTTCACGCGGAACATGCCGGAGAAGATGCCCGCTTGCTCAGGGATGGCCGTGAACTCGCGCTCCACTGGATCGAAGGTCATCCAGTTCCAGAGCGGGCTACCATCTTCCTTGGTGGCGGAATAGGTCAGCGTGTCGCCGTCCGGATCACTGAACGTGTTCGCCGGGACCTTGAAATGCCAAACCATTGGCAGAACCTCTCATGATGGCGTGTAGATCACGACCCCGATCGGGTTGGCGACCACGGGCGCTGCGTTGCCCAGATAGAACTGGTCAGGAATGGGGTTGAGCAGCATCGGCCCTGCCCCTGCCCCTCCCCCTGGCGGCTGGGTCGGAGGCTTGATGATGCCGATCCCGACCAGAAGCCCGATGCCACTCGCCCCTCTGACATTGACGCTCACAGGGGGCATGTTGCGCCTCCAGTTGATGTTGGCTCCATCGGACGGGTAAGCGCGCCCGCCCATTCAGGAGCGAGCGCACGCATTGCATCCATGTTCGTCACGTCCTTACAGGTCGCGCCTGATGGCCATCGTCACCAGCGCCTTGTCTGTGGTCTGCGTGTGCGTGAATGCCGTCTGGCCGCTCGATCCTGCGGCTGGGAGCATCCCTGAGTAGACGCCCAACCCAGAACCGTTGCCCGTGACGTTGCCGAGGTCGAGACGCTCGGTGAGGAACAGCAAGTTCGGGTTGCTCTCACCACTCAGGCGGGCTCCGGCATTGTCGTACTCGTCCGCCAGGATGTTCAGGATCAGGCACCCGTCCTGCGTGGTGGTGACGGCCGGGAAGCTGCCGGAAAGGCTTGCAGCGCTGTCGATGGCTGTCGCCACCTGCGCCACACTCGATCCCGCCTTCTTTGCCCCTCGGACAGAGAACATCTTGTAGACGATGTGGTTGGTGCCGGTGCCGTCGATGGACGGGACCGCATCGCCTACCGCATACGGGGTATCCTTCTCGAACACCTGGCACCGGACGGCACCCGCCGCGCCGGCCGTCCCTGATCCGACCGATGCACGCTCGGTCCAGCCGGTAGGAGCGGCGATCGGCTGGTTCGACGAAGCGACGACAATGAACGCCCGGTCATCGACCTGGATGTTGGGCGGATAATTGACATTGGCCGCCGCCGTCGCACCGTTCGCGCCCGTGACATCGATGGCGCCCCACTTGACGTGAGGAGCCTTGTTCGCCGCTGCCAAGATGGACAGCATGAGCGAGCGGATGGCATCGCGAGCGATGAAGAAGCCGCCGAACTGCAACCCGTTCGGGTAAGGCGCAGTCAGGTGCAGGCCGTCCGTCGTGGCCTTGTTCGTGACAGGCTTGACCGTGAAGGTGTCGCCGATTGCCACAGTGTTTGGGAACGCGGACGCCAGGAAGATCGTGGTGCCCGAGATACTGCTGATGCTGCGGGTGGTCCCGGCATTCGCCCCGCTGGTCGCGAGAAGAACCGCCGATGCAGCCGCGGCCGAAGGGGTCGTCATCCCAGAGCAAGCGATCTGGGTCTGAGACGTGACGGCCGAGACCGTGACATTCTCGTTGTCGGTCAGGTGGTAGTTGTCGGCCGAACCGTACTTCCAGAAACCGGAGTTGCGCGAGGTTTCCAGCGTATCCGCCAGCTCGAACACTTTGTTGCCGCTCGGCTGGGTGCGGATCCAGTCGTTATAGGCGATCCGGTTGGCTTCTGCTGCGCTGACGGTCTGATCGCCGGGCGCATAGGTCCCGTTCGTCGACGTGACGTTCGGCGGGAGCGTGTGGCAGTACATCGGCACGGCCAGCGCGGACATTGCTGCCGAGAGCGTACCGATATCGCCCTGCATCTGCGCCAGCGTGCGGGAGCCCACGTCATTGGTGCCGAACAGGCAGAAGTACGTGGCATTGAGAGCTGCAGCCAGATTGGCGTAATCGGTTGCCATCGCCGCAGCGCGCTGCAGCTTGTTGCCGATAACTCCGAAGTGCACCCACGGGTAATTGTCGTTGGCGGCGCTGATGCAGTAGCTGCCGTCGTTGGTCGCAATGCTGTCGCTGGTGCCGAGGCCGCAGGGGCTCAGCGTGTTGCTCATGGCATGGGTGCGAATGCCGGCCAAACCGAAGTTCGCGCTGTACTTCTGACCGTTGGGCGGCGTCGCCTTCAGGATCAGCCGGGCCGTAGCGCCGTGCGGAACTGCGTTCGTCAGCGCCACGCCATTGCCGGAGCGGATGCCCCCGTTGACCGTCGTGCCGACATCCATGCTGGCAGGCGATCCGCCGCCGATGGGATATTCGATGGTGGCGGAGGTGATGGTGATGTCGTTTCCCACGCTCAGCTTCTGCGCGCCGCCGCCGTCTGCCTGGACCTGCCAGCCGATCGTTACCAGGCTGGCCATGGTCATCGGCGCGCCAGAAACGTTCTGGAAATCGATCTGATACGTCTTCTCGGTGCCGTCCCCGGTCAGCAGCGCGGCATTACTGTGGCCTGGCCCCGTCATCACGACGGCATTGCGGGCAACCATGACCGGCACCTCGGGGGCGGCCGCGACGGTGATAACGCGTCCGGAAAGGGTCTTCGAGCCGCTGGCATCGGACACGATGATATCGAAGGGCGATGATGTGCCGGAAGTCGTGGGGGTGCCAGTAATCGCGCCCGTCGAGGAGCTAAAGGAAAGGCCAGCTGGAAGCGAGCCAACCAAGGTGAAGCTCTTGGTGCCGCTGCCGCCTGTGACAACAGGCGTGAAGCTATAAGGCGTACCGACTGTAGCGCCCCCAGGGACGCCACTGATTGCAAGCGTCGTTCCGCCGCCCGAGGGAGCGGTTGCGACGATGCCAGCGCCCACCAGGGCAGCTATGAAGCGAGAGTACAGGGCCATTTTCAATTCCTTGGCTGATCTGGTGGGCGGAGGCGTTAGGTGTCCTGCTTGACGAACTCGGCTTTCACTTCGTCGGAGAGGGCATTGAACTTGGCGGCTTCATCCTTCCGGATGGACTTGCCCACCTGATTGCCGTCGGCATCATAGATGCCCCACCAGCCTTCACCCTTGTCGCGGGCTTCATAGACGGGGATGGAGGATCCACCGGCGGTGCCGTTGTCCGTCTGCGAAAGCGGCGCGTTCTCGGCGCCCGGCTTCGGGTTTTCGCCGTCGGTGGTGACAGCCGCCTTGTTCAGCGGGCCACCGTCGACCGGATTGTTGACAGCCGTCTTGCCCTCGTCATTGCCGCCGGAAACGACCTCATAGCGGCCACGGAGATCGATCGGCTCCTTTTCGACCTCGACCTCGGTACCGAGCGGGATTTCCTTGCCGTCAGCGCCGAAGATGCCCGAGCTGGATGCGCCGGCGTACGGCGCGATGAACTTGATTTTCATGGGGATGGTCCCTTGGTGAAAATGCTGAAACGGAAAGGCCCCGCCGGGATGACGAGGCCTATGCTCATGCCTTGGTGCTCAGGTCCGCCGCCGGTCAGGTCGAGGTCGAGTAGAAGACGCCGGACTTGCCGTTGATGTCGGCGCGGATCTCGATGCCCATCGCGTTCATGACGAGGAACTGATAGTTCGCAGTCGGCATGTTGCGCGGCATGGCGGTCGTGTTGGTGGCCATGCCAATCCGGGGGCGGATGTACTCAGCCGACGGCACGAAGCCGAAGAACTGGTTACCGGTCAGCTCGAACGACACCGCGATCTTGTTGAGGCGGCGGTTCTTCAGCAGCTGCTCGAGGCGGGTGCCGAGGGTGGAGCCTGCGGACGGATTGATCTGCTGGTCGAGGTTCCGCATGATCTCGGGAGAGACATACAGGTTGACCTTGCCGACGATCAGATTGGCATCCAGCATGGCGCCGAACGGGCCATTGAAGAACGCATCGAGCTGCGCCCAAGTCGCCGTGGTCAGATCGACGTTCGCGCCGGACGGGCCAACGTTGATCACCTTGGAATAGGGCGAGTTCTTGATGCCATAGGCGGTGTAACCCTGGAAGACGATCGAGCTGTCGCCATTGAGGACGAAGAGCGCATTGTCGCGCTTGACCTTCGCCGTAATGGCTTCCTGATCGTCTGCGAGAGCGTCAAAGTTCTCGCTCTGCAGGGTGTTCCACTCACGCCATTCGCGGCCATAAGCGGACGAGAAGACCGGAACGACCGTACCACGGTAGTCATAGCCGACCTTATCGAGCCCAACCGGCACCTGACCGGAGAGCGAGCGGGTGACCGCGCCGGCGTCACCGGAAACGCGGTTGAGGACCACGATCTTGCCGATGTTGACCGGCTTGGCCAGCGGCATCAGATCGTCCATCCACACGGCGCCCTCGTCGGTGCGCATCACACGGCGGGTGATGTCGTCGAGATCCTGCCAGGCATCGCGCGGGAGGACCGCCGAAGCATTGTGCAGGCCTGCCATGTGCTCTTCCACGCGGTGGAAGTGCTCGCGGTCGGCGGTGACTTCGCCCCACCAGCGCTGATGGTCGCGGGAGTTCGCGACGAGCTGCTCATCGAAATATCGCATGTCGGTTCCCCCTTAAGCGAAGTGGTAGCCCTTGGCAGCGCGGACGCTGACAAGCTGGTCGGAACCAGAGGTGTTGTTGTAGGTCTCATTCGCGTGCGCCACCACGAAGTTGCCCGTGGTGGCCGGGACGAATTTGCCGGCGGCGTTGATGGTCAGCGCAGCGTCCTGGGTGATGCTGGTGCCGGTGGGCACGCGAGCCCGGAACAGCATCTCGTCCAGCATCTCCATCGCCACGATGCGGTCGCCGGCCGGCCACGCCGTGTCGACATCCTTCAGCGCCAGGTAGTTGTCCTGAACGACGAACATCCGGCCCTTACTGGCTGCGACAGCCGCGACAAACTTGCCCGCAGTGCGGACAACGGCGGTACCGGGAAGAACCGCGGTGTCGCAGATCGCCTCGTGCACCTGCGGCATGGTCTCCTGGACCGGGCCGCCATAAATCTTGTTGTAGCGCGCCATGTTACTTGTCTCCCTTCGGAAGCTTGAAGCCCGTGGACGCGCCACCCGGCTGGTAAGCGTTGTGGAGCGGCGCCGCGGTGCCGGGTGCAGCCTTCTCCGCCAGCTTGCGCAGCGTGTTCAGCGGCGTGGCCTTGGCGGTGTCCTCGTCGAGGATGTTGGCCTTCACGACCTTGGTCACCAGCTCGGCGGTCTCGGCTTCGTCCTTGGCCTTCTGGTTGGCGACGATCTCGGCCTGCTGGTCGAGGATCGGCTTCAGGGCGGCATTCACGGCAGTGGCGACGGTATCGCCGATCTTACCCATGCCTTCCGAGAGGGCCTTGACCTCATCGGAAAGCGACTTGAACTGTTCGTCAGTGACGGACATCTCGTCTTCCTTTGCGTTTGTTGAGGGTACCCGCCCGGAGCCCATGGCATCCATGATTGCGGTTTTGACTTTGTCCCAGATGCCGATGTTCTCGCGGCGCCTGAGTGCCTCGACGAGGCGGGTGCCCGCCCAATCGATCTCTTGATCAGCAGCGTCAGTCAGAGACGAGTTGATGACCGTGATTTCTTCGATCTCGCCCTTGGCGTTGACGAGCATGCCCACGCCCTGCTCAGGCTTCGCCGCGCCCTCCTCGTTCAGGAGGATGGCGTCATGGTCGAACAGCATGTTGCGGGCGATGTGCTTGTGATCGTCGGCGTTGGCAGCCTCCAGCGTGCACAGGAGGCCCGTGGAGGTGTGGACGGGGCCGCCTGCCTCAATCGCTGCCAGCACCGCCTTGCCGCCCTCGGATCGATTGGCCACCTCGACGTCAATCACCTTGTCGAGCAGCACCCGGCCGCCTTCGCGCCGGACGTTCTCGTTCCATGCGCCGATGTAGCCGAGGTTGATGCCTTCCGGGTCCGACGCGGAGACGAACTTGCCGTTGACCTTGGGGTGACCGAGCGGCGCCGGCTTCCGATTGAGCGTCTGATAGCTCTTCTCGATCTCCTCCGGCGGATAGAGGATGCCGTTCATGATGACGTTGTCCGGCAGGGTTGCCGAGGGGACGATCACCACGTCACGGCCGTTGCGCTTTTCCTTGCGCACAGCCTTCACGTTCGCCAGTGACCTGACGTTCACACGCACCTGGGGCATGGGGATTCCTTTGTTACTTTCTGCGGGCCAGCGGCGGGTCCGGTAGGGCGGCCTCAGGTTCATGTCTTTCGCACCTGGGGCTGCGAAGCATCGAGCGATGCATGGGGCAAAGCGCGTCAGGCTGCGTTGCGAGAGACGGGTCCAGCTTGATCAGCTCAAGCATGATCATGTCTTCCGATGTCGCATCTCGGTAGACCGTGCCCCACCGAACCATTCTCTCATGCGGCCACATCGCGTAGCCACCGACTTCTACAGTGACGACTATCTTGCCACGCCATGACTTGCGGTGACCGGTTACGCCAGTGAGCTGCATCACGCATCCTCCGGGGGGTCTGTAGGAGGCTTCCCTGCCGCCGCATTGGCTTCATCATCGGTCATGTCGTCCCGGTACTTGTCCGCGTCAGAGAGAGGCTCGAAGCCCACTGCCGCCCGGATCTCGTCATCGGTGAAGACGTAGACGCTGTTGCCCATCTTCTGGTTTGTGTCGGCCATCTTGTTGGCGCGCTCGATCTTCTCGACCATCGAGGCCTCGGTCAGATCGGGCCAATCGAGGAACCAGTCCTTCTCAGGCAGGATGCCCACGCGCTCCAGGCGCCGAACAAGCTCCATGATGGTCGGGACCACTTGATTGGCGCGGCGCGACATGTTCGTCTGCGCCCACTCGTCAGCGTCTTCCTTCGATGCGCGCTCGCCCGTCTGCATGCCGACGAGGATTTTGACCGGCATGTTGATGGAAGCGGCAAAGGACTGGAGCGGGACACCATAGAAGTGCTCGGGCGACGGGAGCGTCACGCTCAGCGTCTTCGCCTGTATGCCCTGCAGCATCAGGAGCTGATCAAAGCCCTTCTGCCAGTCGGCCACCTGCGCGTTCATCTTGTCGGCGATTTCGGACTCAGTCACACCCATGGCCTTCGCCATGTCGGTGATGCGCGCATCCGGGTCCATCTCCAGCACCGGCGCGGCCTTGGCGTTCTTCCAGAAGCCTTCGCCCCCTGCCCCGCTCACCTTCTCAATGGTCAGCAGATCGTTGTAGCCGGGCTCCAGCAGGGACCGGCCATGGATGGTGCCGTCGCTTGACCAGATGATCACCCGATCGGGATGAACGTTGAACTGCCGCTGCTTGCCTTTGGTGCCGCCTACGGCCGATTCCTTGAAGCTGAACATGGAAGGCTGGCCATAGGTCAGCGAGCTTTCCACCGTGTCCCATTCTGCCACGTCGAGCTGCGCCTGCCAGACTGGGATGACTTCCACCAGCCCATCAAGCCCGCCGCTAACCCGGTCCACCGGCTGATCAAAGTTCTTGCTGTCGGCGAAGCGGAGGATCACCGCCGCATATTCCCCAACCAGCGAGCGCCGGTCAGCTTCGGCAAGGCGGGCCCACAGGCGCAGATCGTCGAACCGCTGGCGGATCTCCCGCTCGAGCGTCGTTTCGTTCTCCCCGCCCTTCTGTGAGCCGTCCCGCTCCTTTTCGAGCAGGAAGGGGTTGTCCTGCCAGGTCTTCAGGACCGTCTTGTTGATGGCGGCCGCTGCGATGCCGTTCCGGCAGAACATCGAGTAAAGCTGGCTGAAGTCCAGCTCGGTCGGGTAGCCGAAATCCACATAATGGTTGTGCTTGGCGGTCGGGAAGAAGCCCGGGAACATGGAGTGGAGCCGACGCTCAACAAAGTTCGTCAGCCTTACAACCTGGTTCATCTCAGCCTCTATCGATGGCGTTTCGTCAGGAACATGGCCACGCGCGGGGCCGAGTTGAGCGCAAGCTCGTTCAGAGCGTCCGCGAAGGCATCCACCTGGTCGTCGAACTGCGCATTGGGGAACGAGCAGACTTCATCGAGGAAGGCTTGGTTCCAGTCGCCCCTGAGGAGCTTGACGTTCCCCGCCTCCGCCTGGGCGGAAGCAGGCTTTGCCCGAGTGGCCTTGTCGCCGGTCACGGACTGCACCTCGACGGCATAGCCTGCCAGCAGCTTTACCTTGGTGGCCGCGTCTGCCTTGCCGGCCGCGCCGGGGTCCTGCGGCATCCGGATGATGACATCGGTCCCGTCCTGGCTGGCGGTGTTCTTGAGCGTGGTCTCTACCTCGCCCGGCTTCCACCGGCCGCGCACCACGTCCTCGACATAGAAGACGCCGTCGAGGTGGGCCATCTTGAGCCCCACGGTCCAATCCGGCTGCTTGCCTTGCTTCGGCGCGGAAGCTGCAAAGTCCCATGCCCTGCACCGCCTTGCACCCGCTGGCACCGCGCCTACGATCTCGAAGTCGTTCCGCTGGAACATGCCGCCCGAACGAGGCGTCGGCCGCTGCTGGAACTGGCCGGCGACGGCATAGGAGCCCATCGGCACCTTGTCGCGCTCGACCACCTCGCGAGGGAAGCGATCGGGGAACAGCAGCTCCCCGTCATAGGTGCGCGGATCCTCGAACCCGATGGATGTCCTGCACCGGCGCTCCGGCTCGAATTCCATGGGAAGCATCAGGTGCTCGTACCCGAGCCCGAGCTTCATGATCTGGCCCGATACGTCATCCTCGTGCAGGCGCTGCATAATCACGATGATGGCGGAGGTCTTCGGGTCGTTCAGGCGCGTGGGCACCGACTCCCGAAATATGCGGGCCGTGTTCAGGCGCTCAGCTTCCGATTCCGCTGTCTCGGTCGAGTGCGGATCGTCGATGATCACCCGATCGCCACGGCCGCCGGTCAGGCTGGCGAAGGGCACGCCCTCGCGAAAGCCCGTCTTCGTGTTGGCAAAAGACGCCTCACCAGCGCGGGCGAGCTCTACCTCTGGCCACAGCGACCGATACCATTCCGATTGCACCAGGTCGCGCATGCGGCGGCTGTCGCGCTTGACGTATTTCTCCGCGTAACTGGTGGTCAGGTAGCGCGTGGCCGGGCGGCCCTTCGGCCCCCATTCCCATGCCGGCCAGAGAACCGACGTGAGCAACGATTTCATGGTGCCGGGCGGCACGTTGATCAGGAGCCGGTTGATCCGGCCATCCGTCACCGCCTCGAGGTGCTCGCTGATCGCGTCGAGGTGCCAGCCATGCACATAGGGCGAGCTGGGCTCCACCACGTGCCATGCTTCGCGGACGAACCCGGCGAGGGTCTTGCACCTCTCCCGGATGCGCTCGGCGTTCTGCGCGAGCTGCTGGCGGTCAGCGATGATCCTACGCCGTTCCCTCTCCGCCCTGATCTCCGCCAGCGATGGCAAGCGGGCCGAGGATAGCTTCGAGCTTATCAAGGTCATCGTCGCTCAACTTGGTGATGTCCATTGTCTGAATCGGGCCGCCGCCTGGGCCGGTGTGCTGGGTGCTGGCAAGCTTCGGGTGCACGTAAGGTGCTGCGGCCTTGGCCATCTCATCCCGGCGAGAGGCGTCTGCTTTACTGTCGCGCATGACCTTCAGCATGTAATCCAGCGGCGTGATCCCGCTCTCCGCGACCTTCTTCTGCCGCTCCTGTGAAGCTTTGTTGGGGACACCTGCCCTACGGCCTGCGCCTTCCCTTCTGCCGCCTCTCGACATGTTTGATTTCCTGATGCAGCGTTTGATTCTTTTTCAAAAGGGGCGGCAGATGAGCGGCAATGGCACTCGGTTTTCTCACAACTATCTCAGGTCCCTTGAACTGCTCCCCGACAGCCCGCGGATGCGGATGAGACTAGCTGGGCCAATATTCTCGCTGGGGGATTCGGCAGATCGTGCCGCCCGACTGCAGCGTGAACTTGGCGTTAAGATCGGGTACCTCACCGATGAAGGAGACTGGGTCAGGGTGCTTGAGCGGATCGACCTGCGCGACGTGCTCGACACCATAACGATCATCCACAACACCATTAGGGAGAAACACGAGGATGATCAGGCTAGACGAAGGGGTGTGTTCATCGCGATCTGTCGGCGTATTCTATCCGAAGAACAGGTGCGATACCGGATCGATGATGATGGCAGCGTTCACTTCACGGTTGATGAGCTTTTCGAAGTTAATCGGATCGCTACAATACGGGCGTTGTCTGGCGCTCGTTATACCTCAGTTCGAGAACTCTTCGAGAAGGCGTTCAAAGAGCTCGATCACGCCCCTCCGAATGGCAAATCCGCCATCCGTCACGTTTTCTTCGCAACGGAGGGGCTGTTCCGGCTGATGTTCGAAAAGGCTGCGAAGCTCGACGGGGCCGAAGTGCAGAAACATCTAGAACCTGCTGTCAACCGCCTCCACACCGAGGACGTCATCGCAAACCGGTTTGCTCAGAAGATGGTGGCATCATTGCGGGATTGGATCGACGCTGCTCATTTCTACCGACACGAGCCCGGCACCGAAGAGCCCGCGCAACCACCGCTTGAACTCGCCATCTACTGTATTAACCAAGCCGCCGGTCATATCCGCTGGCTGGCTCAGCTCGATGCTCAACTTCAGAAAGATTAAACCCGCCTCCGTTTCCGGAAGCGGGCTCTTCAGCGGTCTCCTCGGGAGGTAGCTTTAAATCTGGCACGCGTGCTTAATTGTTCGCCGATGCCTACGGAAGTTCCTCGATGTCGATATCAGGCGCAGCTTGAGCATGCTGGTCCCACGACAACCAAAGCCAAGAATGCACCTCTTCCGATACAACTCCGAGCTTCTGAAGCTCATTGCGGCATTCATCGGCCGTTCCTTCGAAACGGTCGTATGAGCCTGATGGCAGCTTATAGACCATGCTGTAGCGCTTCACCTTGCCGCCTGCGCCTTCCGGCGCCACCATGTGCGCCCAACCTTCCAGTCGGAGAGGATGGTATCGCGCGCGGCCTCTGTCTCTTGGTCACGCCAGGCACCGCCCCGCGTTGTCGCGTCGATCGCCAGCGTAGGTGTTTTATGCCCTTTTTCAGGGGGTGAAGGCAACACTGCTAAAACAGCTTCTCCGCTATCGTAGGGCGCTTCTGATTTGCTTTCCGCTACAATTCGGGCAATTGCCTTGTTTTTCCACCGTCTCGCGCGATCCTCCTGGAGGTTTTCGCCCTCGCAGAACCGGACGAATGGTCTGCCGCCGGCCATGGCCATAGCCCATGCGAGGAGGCAGCGGCGGTGTCCCTCGTGCGTCACCAGCTTGATCAGCTCGCTCGCCTGCTCCCACGTGGTGATGGCCTCTCGGCTGCGGCGGGCGTCGCCGTAGTCGCCGCCGTTGCGCGCCAGCTTCTTCTCGTAGGCCTTCCGGTCCTCTTTGGACCAGCCAGCTATATCGCCAGCCTCATGATGGTAGCGTGGCCACGGTGAGCCGGCCGCCGGCAAGACGCTCTCCCGCATCATCTTGCGGTCGATGTAGGCCGCCCGAACGAACAGTTCCTGAACTTCCTCGAATGTCATGCCGCGCCCCTCTCTTCCTCGAATAGATCCGGCTGGATGGACCGGGGCCCGAACGCCCTGACAATCCGCTCGAATATCATGCCATAAAGCTTGTCCCGCTGCCGCTTCTTCCCGCGGAGGATGGCCTGCATCTCCCCGATGGGCGCCCTGTCGAAGACCTCCAGCCATTTCGACGTCTCGGCCTCGATGATTGGCATGTGGTCCTTCACAAGGTCCGACGTAGCCCACAACAGGAACTCGTCGATCATGCCCTGATTGTTTTCGGTCTGACCGATGGTGAGCAGGGTCCAGTGGAGGTTATCCTCGCCGCGCGTGGCATAGATGCGGTTTAGGGTGCCGGCTGCGCGAGTCTTGCGCACGCCAGGGTACCACGTAGAGGTGATGACCTCGATGCCGTTCGCCTCGCAGAGTGCAGCCACGCGCGGATCAATCAATCCAGCTCTCCCCGGTCCTTCATGCGCTGGATCTTCCGAACGGCGCTCATCACTGATGAATGGTCTCTGTTCATGTGCCGACCGAGCTCAATGAAGCCCATGTTCGGACGAAAGACCTTCTTGATCTCCCAGGTGATCAGATGCCGTGGGAACATCAAGTCTCTGGAGAGGTCGCCGCCGGTGATCTCGTCATAGGTGTAGCCGAGCTCCACCGCGCGCCGCATGATGTAGGCTTTCACAGGGTGGATGTTCCCTGCCCCGCTAGCGAGACGCCGCCATTTGTGATCGTCGAAGTGGGTACGGGTTAGCATCCATTCCGGAACATGATCTGTCAGAATATGGCAGGGCTCCAGATCGCAAATGTCGACGGTGTCGATGATCTGGGCCGCTTCAGTAAAGATCGGCCTCGCCACCAGGAACTGGCGCCGGACGTTCACCAGCTGCGGCCGACCGTAGAGGCGCAGCTTTCGTTCCTGGGCAGCCTGCCTCTGCTCAGCGTAGCTCTTGTACTCTCTGGCGCTGAGCTGGATGTTCATGCCTCACCTCCGACACGCTCGACTGGGATCACCTTGCCCTTGCGGAAGATCTTCTCGGCTGCAGCGCGCTTGGTCTGCTTCACGCTCACATGAAGGTCGAACATTTCCCCGCGGATCTCCCGACCGTTCATGAAGGCGACGACGTGCTTCAGGCACTCTTCGGCAGCCTCGCCCTTGGTCTCGAACACCTTAGGCTTGGCGCCCTCGTCCATCACCGGCGCGGGGTGCGCGTCACGGCAGAGCCTAATCATGGCCCAGAAGCCGACACCGCCGGGGATGCGATGGGGGTAAGCGCTGTACCTGTTCATCAGAACATCTCCTCCTGCACGGTCGGTGCGATAGGCTCATAGCTGGTAGTCTCGCCGATCCACTTGACCGGCCGGCGGCGGGGGAACTCGGCGGAACTGGTCATAGCAACGTCTCCTGCCGTACATCGTGCTTGGGGAGGAAGGACGTGGTCTCGCCGTGCCAGCGCACTTGGCGGCGGTCTGGGGGCTGGTGGCGAGAGAGAGCGAGAATGATCTCTGCCCTGCCCTGATATTCGTCCACGACCTCTTCCCAGAAGACATGCTCGTCGCTGCCCTCGGCGGGCTCGATCTCCTGCAGGATTGGCATCGGGTTGTAGGGGATCAGGACATGATCTGCGTCACGCTCGCATGCGCCGTACAGGTCCGAAGCGCGCGGCCGACGAGCAACAACATTGCGGAACGTCTTGACGGTGACCGATCGGTTGAACTGCTTCTCGACTGCGAACGTGTTTTTCTTCAGCTGAGACAGGGCAATGACGGTTGTTCCCGTCTTGCGGGCGAGCGCCTTTAGCCGATCCGTCGCATACTCCGCGAACTCATATTTCGAGAGCTTGCGGGTATCGCGGTCGAGCTCGAAAAGTGTGACGCTGTCCACCACGAGGACCGCCTGCGGGTGCCGCTTGGCGAACGTCTCAAACTCACGGCACAATTGCTCGAGCGTACGGCGCCGGTCAATGATGTTCCAAGGCAACCTGTCGAGCTCCGATTTCGCCTGGCGGAGACGCCGTAGGTCGTTGTCGCTAAGCCCACCCGTTAGCTGATGCGTCGCCGGCACCTTGGAGATACGGGCCAGTTCGCGTCGCGCGAGCTCTTCATGGTCCATCTCTCCGGAGTAATCGAGGACCGCAGCGCCATTTCGGGCAGCACCAATCGCGATCTGCCTGGCTAGGGCCGACTTGCCCTGTTTGGTGCCGCCCCCGATGATGATCAGCTGTCCTGGCATAAGCTTGCCGATCAGCTGTGAAACGGGGCCGAATCCGCACTCAACACCGGCGTTATCCGAGCCGGTCATGGCGAGTGCGGCATGCTGTATGGCGTTCGCGAATGCAGTAGCGCCGTCGGTCCACACCCTGTCCCCGCCTGCAAGCCTTGCATGAAGCTCCGCCAAGCGGGCCTCTGCGGCCTCTATCTGGTCAATCAGCTGCAGTTCCCGTTCATAGGCCGCGCTGCGCAGAGCCGATGCCATAGACACCATGTCCCGCCGTGCGGAGTTATCGACGATCGCATCGACGAAATCCTCTGCGTTGACGATCGAAACCGCTTCGGCCGCAAGGTTCGCGAGATACTGGGAGATGGTGACCCCGCGGAAAACCTCGACGTCATTCAGCCTCATCTTGATGGTTACGGGGTTGAGGCGCTTTCCGGCGTCCCGCAACTCGCTCATGGCGCAGAAGATCTTTCGATGCTCCTCATATGCAAAGAAGTCCGCGCTGAATGTCGCCGGGATCGACCCGAAAGCGTCGTTGTTCACCAGCAATGCCCCGAGCAGCGCCTGTTCGGGCTGAATAGCGTCCGGAAGCTCCGCTCCGAAGTGCAACTGCCGCTCGTCTCTGCTGAAGGTGTGCGCGTTCATAGATCCATGGCCTCCTGTACCGCCTGCGGCTTTGCTGCCTGGACGAACATGTCAGGCTGCGCGTAAGCCTTGCGGATACGCTCCACCGCTATGTCGAAATATGGCTCGTGCTGCTCAATGCCGATGAAGCTGCGGCCAGTCTTGACGCAGGCAACGCCCGTGGAGCCAGACCCCATAAACGGATCCATTACTGTGATGCCTTCGCTCAAGAAGGACAGACACCACTTCATCAGTTCTTCCGGCTTCTGCGTCGGATGCAGCTTGCCGCCGTCCATGTTCATCGGGCGCATGACAAAACGGCGAGCAACTATATCAAGATTGGTCCAGGCCATTTCGAAATCTGCGAAGTCTCGGCCCGCGTTGTTCTTGTCCCAGACAAGCGGTGCGCGGTGCGCAGGAAGGTCGAAGTAGTTGCCGCCCCACACGATTGCAGGAACACCCATTGGCACCAGCCACGACATGTCCGCTGGCTGCTCATCCCATGTCTGCCCGCCGAAGCCACGGCTGACTGACAGGCGATTGCTCTTGTTGATGCTGATCCCGTAAGGCGGGTCTGTAACCACGGCATCCACCTTACCGAGCGCGGGCATGATCTCCATGCAGTCGCCCAGCAGAAGCGTGCAGTCACCAATGACTTCCTTTCGCTTCCATGGGGTCATGCCACCCTCCGCTTCTGCTCGGCGGCGCCAGTGCGCAGGTCCATAAACCGCTTCTGCATCCAGTCGATGTTCGGGATCTGGCTCTTATGCCAGCAGGTGCAGATGCCAACGGCCTCGGCGGCGTCGCGCTGCTCGGCTTTTGTGCTCGGCAGCTTGATCTTCTCTCGCTCGCAAGCCTCGATGGCGAGGTCCTTCCAGTCCTGCCCCTCAGCGGGCTTGATGCCCTTGCCGTAGTAGACCGGGCGCCATGAAGTAGCGGCGATGGTGCCGAAGGGGATGTTCATCATCATGCAGATGGCGGTGACGGCGCCGGCGATGCCGGTGAGCTGGAGCGCTGCCGGGTTGATCGTCGAGACGGTTTCCTCCTGCCCGGTCAGGTCCGCCTTGCCCTTCTTCTTGAACTGGCGGACGCCGTGTTCCGGCCGCTCGATCGCAACGAAGTCGGGCTGATGCTCTTTCACCAGGCGATAGAAGAGGTTCGCCGCGATCGGGTATTTCTCCTCCCAATCGTAATCCTTGACGGTGAAGGTGCCGCACTCGATCTTGGACCGGTGCTGATGGCTGTTCCGGACACTCCAGCCGGAGCGCGTGGCGAGGTCCAGCCCCATGATCACGATGCAGCCACAGGAGACCTTCCATCCCAGATCATTCTCCTCGACGAACACGTGCTCATCACCGCAGGAGCATTTGCAGCGCCACTGGCTTCGAGACTTGTTCAGAAGCGTAAGGCGACGGATGGCCTGCCCCGGCTGATACTTCTCATTGATCATGGCGTGACCTCCGTGGGGATGAGCCTCCAGCTCGCGCCGTCGCCCTTCGCGCCGCGCGCGTGGGTGATGCACCAGCCCATGGGCTCGATGATCTTGCGCAGCTGGCAGATGCGATTCCGGAGATTGCCGAGGGCGGTGGACGGCCAGCGAGTGCGCGGGCCATAGAGCGCAGTGATGATGGTCTCGCGCAGCACCGGAGAGCCGGGCGCGGCCGACAGCTGATCGAAGATTATGATGTGGGTCGGCTGGGTGAGATGTGCCCTCACGGCGGCAATCGTGGTTGCCTCGCCGATGTCGCCACCGCAGCAAGCGCATGCGAAGCGCTGTATCTTGGAATGAGCGTTCATGGGGACCTCTGGAGAAAAAGCCCGAGGCATTCGCGCCTCGGTAGTTTGTCCCGGCCGTCCAACAACAGGAGAAACGAGTGGCCGGGGATGCGATTTCAGTGGCGGGTCTTGGCGAAGGGATCCTCGGCCGGCGGCGCTTCCTTGTTTTCGGAGGCTTCTAAGCGGGCGAGGATGTCCGGGATCTTTGTTTCGTACTCGACTTTGCCGGCGTCGTAGGACTCGAGCCACAGCTTGTCGTCGACACTCCCGGCGTCATATCCAGACACGCGATCCAGACCGAGCATTCCTTGCTTGTAGCCCTTGGCGCGGATCATGCCTTCCTTGTCGACACGATCAGCCTGGGCGAGTAGGTCACCGCCGGTCGTGGCAGGGATAAGCCCCAGCCATTCGAGGTTTTCACGATCAGACTTCAGCCGGTCGACGGGCTTCTGATCGTCCTCACCGAAGTGAGCCTTCAGGTAGTGATCGAACTTCTGCGCGGTGAAGGTCGGATCGGCGGCCTTTGCCAGCTTCCGGTTTGCCGCCTTGTCCGCGACCGCCGCACGGCGAGCAGTCTCTGCCGTCAGCTCCTTGCGGAAATGATGTGCGAAGAGCTTCTGCCGATCCTCCGCGCTGAGCTTTGTGTTGTCACCCGTGGTCATGTCCCTTGTCCCTTTGGTGTCGGAATTTTCCGACGGCTGAGGTGATGAAAAAACCTGTGACACCGGAGCGTCACAGGTCCCGTCGGATTTCAGGAGCGATGAAGCGCGCTAACGACCGCGCGGAAGCCAGTAACCAGAGGGCGATAGAAATCCGCCTCCGGGCCAGCCAGGAGAGCTTCTGCCCCGGCGATGAGTTCATCGATTGATTGGAGTTGTTCGCGCCCGTACTTGACACGTGCTGCATCCTCGATTGCCCGCAACTCGTCGGCGTCGATCGATACGCGCGGGTCGGCGTACCAGACGTCTTTGGTTCTGGAGAAAGACCAGCCGAGCTTCCGGGCCGCTATCCGGATGCGTTCCTTCACGGTGTCTGCGCAATCGCGCGGCGCCACATGCCGCTGAAGTGCTGTTGCTGCGAATTCGACACTCGACATTTCGGATTTCTCCAATCGATTTTCGGACATTTCCGACGTTCCCTGTGCTTTTTTGCCTCTGCACAGGGTGTGGTTAGAAAGCCTGAGTTACCGAGCAATCGCTCGGCGGGTTGGCCCTGTGAGAGGCCGAAGGAAGTACGTGCTATGAGGTTCCCCTCCGCTCCGAGCAGCCTGCCAGCCAAAGGGAGCGAGGGCCTCATTGGCCCGTGTGAAATGGAAACAGAGCGAGGCGAAACGGTCGCCTACGCCGTGAGGAGCAACGACCGCCGCAAGGTCGCTGCCGAGGACTCGGTTCGGATAGGCCGCCAGGAGCTTCCCGATAAGCCGAGCAACCGGAGTGCCGGGCTCGCCGACAGTGCCCAGCTCGATCTTTGGGTTTGGGCTGGGCTGGACCGTCAAAGCCAACCCCTCCAATGCAGCTCGCCCTTAGGCGCGCCGCTCAGGCTGTCATCCGCTTCCTGCCGATGCCGCATGTGCCGGCAGAAGATCCAGACAACGCCAGCGGCGAAGCAAGCCCATACGAATGCGTAAGCGATGAAGCTGTTCATGCGCCTGACCCCACGTCGTCGAGGATGAATTGATGGTGAGTGATAAGAGGTGCCGTCTCTCCGGCTGTCACGTCCATTCTCTCAGGCGTTGCAGTCGATGTTCGGCCACCGACAACCCTACTCGCCAACTCCACACCGTCGGATGCATCGGCCGGAGCCTCTGCGCGGCCCATGTCCAGGCCTGTCTCGCATGCTTCATCATTGGCTTTCGCTTGGAATGGATGCTCCGGCCACGGCATCCACGCCAGCAGCTCGAAGCCGGGGGCGAACCCGCTCCACCAGCCCTGCGGCGTGTGCGTCGTCGGCGGGTTCCACTTGGTCAGGTAGACCTTGCCGTCGGTCGGATGCGCCACCAGCAGCTTCGCCTTGGGATCGCGCGGGGCAACGGACATGTCGAAATTCCAGCCAAGCACCGGCGCGCCCTGTGCGGCGACGGCTTCCTTACGGAGCCGCTCAAGCCGCACGACGTACTCTTCGGTGGCTTCCAGGTGAGCCTGAGGGAAAGCGATCTTGCGCAGACCATTCCAGCACTCGGCGAAGCGCTCGGCTTCTTCCCGGCTGCGAAATACGCCGGAGGCGAGCACTACGCCTTTGCCGGTTTCGAGGCGGAACAGGCCGTCAACCTGACCCTCAGCAACCTTCAGTTCCGGATGACCCTTGAAGGCGCTCATTCCGCAGCCTCCCGAGCTTGGTTCTGCAGGGCCTTCTCCGCCTCATCCAACCACTCGACCATTTTCTGGTACGTCTTGATGTTGAAGCCGAGGTCCGGGTTAGCCACTCGGCTGAGGAACTTGCTGTCGTTCACCGCCGCGATGCTCATGGCGGAGAAGCTTGTCTTGGCCGCTCTCGCGTATGCCTCGGCACGGGTGACGAGGGCTTCGCGGATGCTGTGTTCGGTGTGTTCGATCATGGTTTGCATGATCACCATATTCGGGACATTTCCCGAATTGTCAAGGGACATTTCCCGATGGACGTGATATTTCCCGAATGCGATCTTCAACGCATGGAAAATACAGTAGATTCACCGCTGGCTCAGCGCCTCGCAAAGCGCATGGACCGGCTCAACCTGAACAACTCGCAGCTGGGCCGACTGTCCGGGACGAGCGAGACCTTCGTCCGCGACATCCGGCGCGGGAAGTCGTTGAACCCAGGCCCGGAGAAGCTGGCCAAACTCGCGGCCGCACTCGGTACGACGCTCGAGTGGCTGGTGACGGGAGAAGACGAGCCCGCCGACCGCCCGAAGGTGGAAGGTCTCGAAGTGCTTGGTGACATCCAGGCGGGCAACTGGATGGACATCTCGTTGTTCGACGACGGGAACCGCGAACGGGAGGTGATCCCGGTCGCGCGTGATCAGCGCTTTCCCAAGGCCGCGCAGTACCTGCTCCGCGTGGTCGGCGATTCCATGAACCTAAAATATCCCGAGTTCAGCTACGTGCATTGCGTCGAGGCAATCGCCAGCGGCATCAAGAAAAAGATCGGCCAGGTCGTGCATGTCGAGCGTCATCAGGGCTCGCTGGTCGAGGTGACGCTGAAGGAAATCACCGACATCAACGGCAAGATCGTGCTTTCGCCGCGGAGCACAAACCCCAAGCACCAGCCGCTTGTTCTGGATGGCGACTCTTCCACCGAAATCCTCATCAAGGGCTTCGTGATCGGTAGATACGAGCGCGAGGAGATCTGACTTGCGAGAGAAGGAAACCTTCGCCGAAAGCTGGAAGGTCGCGCTAGACACGCAGAAGCTCTTGAAGCAGAGCGACGAAAGTATGGATGCCGAGTTTGCTCGGCTCATTCTGCATGAAGATCTCGGCTATCTGAAAAAGACCTGGCCAACCAGCTACAGCCTCGACGAGGAGACGCGGGATCGGCTTATTGCACATGCCAGGCAGGATGCAGCACATGCTGTTGTCAACACGACGCGCCTTCGGAAGATGGCCATTGACCTGACCCGCACTAAGCGCCTCACCTGGATTTCTATCGCCTTGAACATCGCGGTTATCTGGATTTTGCTTGGCCGCTGACCCGTATCCTAAACTACCCTCTCAAGGATAATCCTCCCTAAGAAGAGGTTTTATATATTCAGCCTTTCCCTATTAGTACGCACTCAGTGCGTCTGTGAGACACGCACTCAGTGCGTCTCTAGATGGTACGGCATGCGGATGTAATACCGGTTGCCGCCACGCTTTGCCCGAAGCACGATCATCAGCCCGAGCTGCTCCAACTTCATCGTCGCATCGCTGACGGTGTTTGTGCTGCAGCCGATCTGTTTGGCGATTTCCTTCACCTCCCACCAGCTGCATTGATCCTTCCCGTTCATCCGCATGGCGATGAAGAAGGCGACCCTGAATTCCGCATGGGAGACAGTGGCGAGGGTATTCAGATAGTCGAGCCAATTTGCCCGCGTTCGGTAGAAGGCGGCGGCTGACGGCTTGTTCGATCGATCATCTTGCATGCCTCTCCAATACGGGACATTTCCCGAGGAAGCAAACAAATTCGGGATTTATCCCTTGACTTCGGGAAATTTCCCAAATACCTTCTCCCCATCAGCCAAGCAGATCGCCCTCGGGCCGAAGACGCTGGCGAGGCGGGGTGAGCACAGCGTCCCCGCCGTTTTCAACGGAGGAATGAAGATGGAAACGAACTGGGAAGCCCGCGCAAGAGAGCTTGGATGGGCTGTTGCTTACCGCGAGCCGCAGGCCGGCAACATCGAGGCTCCTGAGCCGATCTGCCTCTATCACATGGATCTCGATCGCGAGTGGCCCCTCGGCGATTGGAAAGGCGCCGTCGAGGATGTCGGCGGTTTCGAAGACTGACCGGTTTCGGCATCCGCCCTTCACTGCGGCGGATATCGAAACCGATCATGGAGAACCGCCATGCAGTATGAATTCACCTACAACCTGCCTGTGTGCGAGCAAGCCGTTGACGGCATCGCGCACCTGTCCGAGTGCCAGCCCGATCACGACGGCTACGTGCACTTCAAGATCGACGAGATCGAGATGGACGTGGCCACCAAGACCGGCCCGGATCAGCTGCTAGTCGGCCATATCCAGGCATGGGTGAGGCAGAAGCTCGAAGGTGACGAAGCCCTGCAGGCCGAGTGGGATGAACACGTCGGCAATGCGCTGGAGGAAAACCCGAACGCTGGCAACGGCACCTATGCCGCTCGTCTGGGGAGGGTCGCCTGATGCCCCGCAACACCCAGACGCTGAACCAGTTCATCGAGGCCCGCGAGCTTTCCGAGGCTTTGCTCATGAAGATGACCGAGGAGGAGTCGGGCACGTTCCGCCCGCGCCACGGCGACGAGCAGGCCGACGAGGCATTCCGCGATGTAGCGGCCGCTCTCGGCTACCGCGTTGAGAAGGTCGAGGCCCCGGCAGTTACGGAGGCCGCGTGATGCAAACTGAAGCGTGGTTCAATTGGCAAGAGGAGAAGCTTGCCGAAATCCGGGCAGAGCTCGAAGCCGAAAAGAAGCGTCTTGGCCTTGCGTCCGCCATTTCCTGGGAGATGGAAGGGATTGCTGGCGGCATGTTGCGCCTCGTGCGAGACAATCAGGTCAACCCGCCACTCCACAGAATCCCCGGTACCCCAAAGACCGATCTGGGCCTGACGCTCCGCGATTACTTCGCAGGTCAGGCGCTGGTTGGGATGATGCAGGCGATGCGCCCCTATTCCAACGAATACGAGCGCTCCGCCAAGGCTGCTTATGAACAGGCAGACGCGATGCTGGCGCAGAGGGACAGCTTATGACCGCCACCCTCCGCAGCACCCTCGCCTTCGCAATCCTCACCGCCGCTCTCATGACCGCCGGCCTTATAGCCGCCGAGGCGCAGCAGAAGCGGATCGACACCATCAACCAGGAGATCATGCACCATGCTCGATAAGGTCAGCACCGCGCAGCACATCGAGGCCCTGAAGGTCTCCGCCTCGGTCATTCCGGACGGCGTCTACTTCGGCATGTCGGAAGATGTCTATCACGGCGATCCGGCTCTCGGCTCGTCCGGTCTCAAGAAGCTGATCGACAATGCTCCGGACTTCTGGTGGGAAAGCTCGTTCAACCCGGCGCGGCCGGAAGACGACGACACGCCGGCGAAGATCTTCGGCCGTCAGCTTCACCAGTGCGTTCTGGAGGGGGCCGACAAGTTCCAGGCCGGACACGCGCCACGGCACCTGAACGCGTCTACCAAGGAAGGCAAGGCTGAGAAGCAGGCAATCATAGACGCTGGCAAGGTGCCGGTGGCCTTCAAGGACTGGACGAAGATCCTCGCCGCTTCCGCCTTCATCACCGCCAACAAGACACTCGCGAACGCTTTTCAGGGCGGATATCCGGAAGTGTCGGTGTTCTGGACGGAAGACGAGATCCGGTTCAAGTGCCGGTTCGACTACCTCAAGATGAACGCGATCACCGACCTCAAGTCCATCGCGAACATGCATGGCAAGGAGTTCGGCCGCGCCTGCAAAGAGGCCATCGCCTCCTACGACTACATCGTCTCCGCCGAGCATTACCGGCACGGCCGCGCGCAGATGTCGCGGCTGATCCGAGAGCAGAAAGTGCACGGCGCTCCTGAGATCGGGCCTAACGGCGCAGAGTTCATACCCTGGCTGATCAACGTGGCGAGCAACAAGGTTTATTCGTTCGTCTTCGTCTTCTACCAGAAGGACGGCGCGCCGATCTCGCACGGCATCAAGATCTCGATCGGCAATCCGATCTTCGAGACCGGCCGCGCGCTGATCAGCAAGGCGATCGGCAACTACCGCCGCTTCATGCAGGAGTTCGGCACGGATGCCGCCTGGGTGCCGTCCACGCCGCTCGAGGAGCTTCAGGAAACCGATCTGCCGGTCTGGTACCAGCAACGCCTGATGCACGGTGCCTGACATGCGCAAGTGGACCAAAGGCGAGCGGATCCGTGACCCGCTGACGGCCGTCGAGATCATCCTGTCCGGCGGCACCCTCTTTCACAATCACAAGGCTCAGAACGCGTCATGGATGCGCGGCTGGCCCCTCCACGCAATCGAGATCGCAACATCGCGCGGCGAGCTTCACCGTGCCGAACCTATCAAGGAACCAGCAGCATGAACCAGATTGCAACGGCACCTCTCGGCAAGAATGTCACCATGACCAGCGGCGATGGGGGCTTCGCTGTAACGCCCCAGACGCTAAGCGATGTCGTCGAGTTCGCGCACTTCATGTGCAAGTCGAACGCCGGCATTCCGTCTTACCTGCGCAACAACGCTCCTGACTGCGGGGCGATTATCATGCAGGCCTTGAAGTGGGGCTTTGACCCGTTCAGCGTGGCGCAGAAGTCCTACAAGGTGAAGGACGTACTCGCCTATGAGGCGCAGCTCATTGCGGCTGTCATCAATGCCAGGTCTGGCATCAAAGGCCGGCTGAAATACCACTTCGAGGGCACTGGTGACGAGCTGGTTTGCACCGTCTCCGGTACCCTCGATGGCGAAGAGTGCGTCTACACCAGCCCGCGCGTCGGCAACATCACCACGAAAAACTCGCCGCTCTGGAAGACCGACCCGCAGCAGCAGCTCGGCTACTACAGCGCCCGCAACTGGGCCCGCCGGCATTGCCCGGAGGTGATCCTAGGTGTGTATGACCGAGATGAGGCCGAGGAGTTTCGCGGCCCGGATCGGGCGAAGAACATCACACCCGCTTTCGATCCGCTTTCGGACGATGTCCAGGAGCCGAGCAAGAGCACCGAGCGCAACGACTGGCTTTCCGATGTCGACGACGCGGACGCTGAGACGGTGGCGGAGCGCGATGAAGAAGATCAGCAGACAGACGAGGACAATGCCGCATCCTCGTCTCAGGAGGCCGGAGACACGCCCCCGGCTTCGGCCTCCGAACCTTCCACCGGCCGCGACATCCTGATCCGGTATGCGAAAGACGTGTTGCCGAAGGCGGCAGATCCGAACGTGGCACCGTCGACGCTGGCCGCGATTGAGAAGCGCTGGGCTACCGAGCTTTCGAAGCTAGCTCCGGGGGACAAGGAAAAGGCGCGAGCGATAGCTGAGTCTATGCGCGCGGTCTTGAATGGCAAGAACCTCGACATCGTGCTCGACCACTACGCCGACGTGCTGGAATGCACAGTCGAAGCGCTCGGTGGCTGACATGACCTGCCCCGCCAAGGAATTCCACTGCGGCTGTGCCGAGGGCGAATGCAAGGTCCCGCACTACGAGATCCTGGAGGCCGCCCGCGTCACTGGCTGCGGCCAGTCCATTGCCCTGGCGCTGCTCGCCGGCGCCATAGTGGCCGCTCTCATGTTGGCGGTCATGTCCACGGCGAACGTCTACTTCCCGCTGACACAGGAGCAAGCGCCATGAGCACTTTCCGCATCCACTTCTACGACGGCGAGCGCCACCCGCTGGACATCGAGGCGGAGACACCAGCCGAGGCTCGCGAGTTCGCCCACAGGCGCGGCTACACCGATGGCCAGATCAAGAAAATCAAGCTGGTGAAGGAAGCGGAGGTGCGCCATGTGGCTTGACCGTATCGCTGCCGAGATCTGCCGCTGGTGGCTGCGGCACAAGTCTGAGGAAGCTCGAGCCGAGAAGCGCCGGCACATGCTGCACGATACGCAGGAGGCGCTGTGATGCGGACGGTTGAAGAGTGGGTCGGCCGCACCGACGACAGTATGCCGCCCGATAGCGTGAAGAATCGCATACTGAGGCGCCAGAACGACCGATGCGCGCTGACAGATGTCCCGTTCGGCCCCGGCGTGAAGCCTCAGTTCGATCACATCGTGCCGCTCTGGCTTGGCGGGCAGAACCGCGAAACCAACCTGCAGGCCATCACCGAGGCTGCTCATAAGCAGAAGACTGGGACGGAAGCCACCGTGCGCGCGAAGGTCAACAGCGTCCGCAAGAAGCACCTCGGCATCAAGACATCGAAGTCGCCTATGAGCCATCCCTACCTCAAGCGCCGGATGGATGGGACCGTGGTCGACCGCAGGACAGGAGAAATTGTGCGATGACGAAGCTTGAAGCAGCACAGCCGAAGCAAGAGCCGGCACACGAAACGTTCGACAAGTGCGTGGCTATCGCGAACAGCTACGGCGTACTGGAGGGGCGAGCATTTGATATGGTCAGCGCGATCTTGCAAACAGCACTCGCCTCCCCGCCCTCGCCAGCCGTGCCGGTGACAGGAGACGCCAAGGAAATCGCCGACCGTCTGCGAGCGGTGGAGGGCGACAACCGCCGTCTCTGCCTCGATGCGGCGATGATGGTCGAATACTTGCACGGCAAGACCTCGCCAGCCGTGCCGGTGAAGCCGCTTGCGGCTGCACGTCAGGCATATCTTGACGCCGTGAAGCTCTATAACGCACGTCGCGAAATCATGCTGTCAAAGCCGTTAGGCTCTATGCGAATAGACGATGAGTTTCGCGCCATAGACGAGCGTCGGCGTGAGTTCGACCGGATCGCTATCGAACTGGCGGACGCCTATCTCGCCTCCCCGCCCTCCGATGATGTGGAGCAATTGCGGGCGAAGAATGCGCGCCTGACGCGGCTGTTCGACCAACAATGGAAGCGCACAAGAGAGGCCGGTGAACTTTGGCGGCAGGCTCACCCCGGCAATGACGACGTAAGCCCTGATCTTGGCGAGCTGGTTAAATGGCTGATGGATCGCGCCACCGCCGCCGAGGCCCGCGAGCGGGTGCTGGTGGAGGCGCTGCTGTCCGTTCCGAAGAAGCCGGGCGTTACCTGCACCTCCAGCGATTGGGAACAGGACGATGAGGCTCAGGGATGGTCTGACGCCTTTCACACAAAGCACATGCGCTCTTGCCGAAGCGATGCTTACAACCGGGGCTACAACGCCGGGAAAGCCGCCCGCGCCGCCTTGGAACAGGTGAAGCCATGAGCGCGGCACCTGCACAACCAGAATACAACATTGGCGATGTTGTCGCCTACATCGACCACCACGGGCGAGGCCAAATAGGCAAGGTGACTTGGATAGAGGCAAACTGGGGCTGGTCCAGTGATGCTTCGCCTTCCGTCACATACACGGTGAGCCATCCGACATATCGAAACGGTCGGATGTACGTTGGCACTAGCAGCATCAAGAGGACCACCCATGACGAAGGTTGAAGACCGGCACCGCGCGGAGGCGGCAACCCTCGTCTCCCTCCAAAACTCCATCGTCAGGCAGCGCGCCATCGCCACCGCCCTCGCAAAAGCCGAGGCCCGAGGTGCGCGGGAGGAAAGGGAGGCGTGTGCCGAACCCTTTGAAATGCGGCTGTGTGAGCAGGAGCACGTCGTTCTGAAGCCCAACCAAGCCTATCGTTTCACCGTCGATCCTAACTGTGAACGCTGCCGCATTTTGAAGAAGATGTGTTCGCCTGCCGCCGCCATCCGCAGCAGGGAGGCAAAGGCATGAGCGAAGCCGAACTCCGCACCTATTACGCAGACCTGGCCCGCCGTCTCTCCGAGATCCACAAGGCCACTGGATGGCTGCCAGCACACATGAGGAGGGGCACATGAGCGCGCGCCGACCACCCGTCATCCCGGCCGGAAGCTGGCCGCCACGAATGAACGCCGATATGGCCGCCGGCTACTGCGGAGAGAAGCACGTCGAGGACTTCCTCGAACGTGTCGGAAGCGTCTACCCGGCCCCGAGGGTCGTTGACAGCACGCGCCGGAAGTTTTGGTATCGAGACGACCTCGACAAAGCGATGAACCTGCACATCGTCGAGGTTTCGTCAGGAATGGGAGCGAGGTTCCGTGACAAGATCAGGGAAAAGCGGAACGGTAGCGCTGCCTAAACACGTTCACCGAGTCACGAAGCGCAACAAGCGTGGCTCGGTGACCGTCTACACATTCTACACGAAGTTCAGGAACACCGCCGACGCCTGGCCGTCCATTGCTCTCCCAGAGCCGCTAGAGCCCACCTTTACGCCGCGCCTCGCCATCTGTGAGGCTATGGAACGTGACAAGGTGGGGTTCATCCTTGATGGAAAGCGTCTCCCCCACCACAAGGACAGCGAGTTTTGGCCGGCGGCGGAGAAGGCGTTCGAAGCCCTTCTGAAGCGCGGCCGTGAAGGTGTCCGAGACTTCAAGTCGCTCGTGGAAGCATTTCAGGATGAAGGCAACCCTCACTGGACCAGCCTCTCCGCGTCCACACAGCGGGGCTATCGAGCTTCCGGCAAGATGATAATCGAGCACGTGGGGCATGAACTGCCTTCAGATATGACGACAGTAGATGCTCAGGAGATGATCGACGGGCTCGGCGACACGCCAGCCACCGCGAACCAGTTCCGAGCGTTCCTGTCGCGCCTGATGTCCTGGGGCATCCCCCGCGGATATTGCACCACGAACCCGATCGAACACACCGAGAAGATCCCAGGCACAGAGCCATGGGTGCCGTGGCCGAACTGGGCGTTCGAGCTGCTGTTCGAGCATGCACCGTTCCACCTGCAGATGATCGCCATGTCGGCTTTCTTCACCGGCCAGCGCCAAGGCGACGTTCTGGCCATGGTGAAACCGAAGGCGGGCGAGAACACCATCGCCGTGCGGGCGCAGAAGACGAAGAAGACCGTCTGGATCCCAATCCACTCGGCGTATCGCCAATGGATCGACCGTGTACCGGCAAACGATAGCGTCATGCTCCACGCCGGCGCCAGGGCGACGCACTACAAGACCGCAGACGGATTCCGGACAGAATGGCAGAAGCTGATGGAGCGCGAAGCGTTCAAGCCGTTCCGCGAGAACCGCATCGTTTTCCACGGCCTGCGCAAGAACGCCGTCATCAATCTGCTGGAGGTAGGGTGTACGGAAAATCAGGTCGGCGCGATCTGCAATATGTCGGCCCAGATGGTGCAGCACTATGGCCGCGAGGTTGCGCTCCGGAGCCTTGCCCGCGACGCCATGAAGCTCATGGAAGCGCGCTGGAAAGAGATCGAGCCGGAAGCTTTCAAGAACAAGAACGGAAAGTGAATTGGAAACCGTTTCCAATTATTGGAAACTGAGGCACATGGGACATTTTCCTGCAGAGCCAAAAAATCAATAATGTCAGTGAGTTGATGGTGGGTGATGTAGGGCTCGAACCTACGACCCGCTGATTAAGAGT